ATAGTCAAACAAATACTCCCGGAGGTAATGCAGGAGAACATACTGGTGGAGGCGGTGGAGGCGGTTCTCATTATAGATATACAAATAATGGTGGTCATGGAGGTTCTGGAATTGTTATAATTAAATTTAAAAATAATAATAATAATACAACATCTGTTTTAAATATTACATCTACACTTAATTATAATGTTATTCAAGAAACTATTGATTCATTAAATAAATTACCTAATTTTCAATATATTGAAAATGAATTTGGATATGTATATCATATGTTTACTTATATTAGTGATGATAATAAAAATGGTCAAACCGAATATAAAATTACATTTAATACAGAAAGAATATGTGATATATTAATTATTGGTGGTGGAGGAAGTGGGGGTGCAAATGGTGGAGGAGGTGGAGGTAGTGGTGGTATTATATATATTACTAATTGTTCTATACCTAAAGGAAATTATACTATTAAAGTTGGTAATGGTGGTATAGGAACTGATAGTTTAACACCAATAAATGCATCAGGTAGTAGTTCTGAAGCATTTAATTCAATTGCAAATGGAGGTGGTAGAGGAGGTGGTGCAGTTAATGGTGGTTATGAAAATATTATCCCAAATACTGGAGGAAGCGGAGGTGGAGGAAATTGGAATCATATATTTGATGGTAATGGAGCTACATCAGGAACTAATTTTATTAGTTCAATATTAAATACTGGAATTATTAAAAATTATAATGGATATTCTGGTGGTTATTCACCAAAAAGAAGTTCAACAAATGGTTTCGTTATAGCAGGTGGTGGTGGTGGTGCAGTTGAAAAAGGTAATGATGGTATTAATGTTGAATCTATATCTGAAACAAAACCATATTCAAATAGTAATAATAATAATAAAGGTAAAGGAGGTGATGGTATATTAATTAATATAACCGGAACTAATTATTATTGGGGAGGTGGTGGTGGTGGTGGTTCAATTGATCCAATATTACCAGGACATGGTGGTAAAGGTGGTGGTGGTGCAGGAGCTCAAGGATTTGATAGTATAGATAATGATATTGAATATAGAGCTAAAAGTGGATTATATGGTATAAATCCAGCTATAATACCGACCAAAACTACAATAGCTCATATTGGAAAAGGTGGTTCTGGTGGATTACATACCGGAAGTGGAGGAGGTGGAGGGGGGTATCATTATAATAAATTAGGTGGTCATGGAGGTTCTGGTATAGTTATTATTAAATATAATATTAATAATAATTATGAATTTAAATATGGTAAAGGTGGTGATAGAAATTTTATTGGTAATAGTGGATTAATTGCATTAAGATACAATTATAATAATAAAAAAAGAATAATTAATCAAACTTATGGTTATATGAATCCTTATTCATATATTTGGACTGGTTTAAAAAATACACCACAAAATGATTCACATATTAATATTAATAATTCTTATATGTTATTTGATGAACTTACTAATAAATCTAAATTTCTTTCATTTAATTTTTGGTTAAATCATAATAAATTAAATAATTCTAAAGATTATATATTTTCATTAATATATGATAATAATGATTTTTTAACTAAAGAAATTATTAGTTTTGGAATTAATAATAATAAATTATTTATTACTATTGATAATAATACTAATGAAATTACTTTAAATGAAAATAATAATCAAAATACAAAAGAATGGAATCACTATTCAATTGAAATTAATAATTTAATTTCAGAATATTTAAATTATAATATTTATAGAACATATATTCCAGATAATAAAAGAACTGATATTAATTATAAACCAATTATTCAAAAATTATCATCTAAAATATTAACAAATAATTTAGATTTAAATTATTCAGAATATAGTTCTAATGAAATAATAACATTATATACTCAAGAAAGAGAATATCCATCAGAATATAATAATTTAACAGTTAGTAATTATGATAATAGTCCAAGAATATATACTCATACAGTTTCTGGTAAAAAATGGGGTAATGGAAAATATACATATAAAGCAGCACATGATAATTCATCTGGTAATATTCATGGTTTATTTGATGGTATAACAAATTCTGATGCAACTCATGGTTGTTGGGTAGCAAATTTAAATTCACAAACTGAATCATCAACAGATTCAAGTTATATATATATTGGTGATGAAACATTAACAACAAATGTTAATGGTAATATGACAATAAGTAAAACAAGAATATTAAATGATAATGGAACTTATAATATATATGGTATGTGGGCTGAAATTACTTTACCAACTAAAATTAAATTAACTAAATATGATATTCAATTACATCCAACTAATCATAATAATTATTCTAATAAAAGACATTTATTAGAATGGTCTATTGTTGGTTCAAATGATGAAATTAATTGGTATTTAATAGAAAGAAAAAATCTTGAATTAAATCCAACACAAACACAAAGAGTTCCATTAGTTTATTGGTCTAATAATATTAAATCTTTTAATATTGATAATGATAATAGTATTTCTACATTTAAATATTTTAGATTAATTATAGAAAGAATTTATAAAGATTCAGGTGGAACTTTAACTTTTGGTATATGGAAATTATATGGACAAGAAGAATATCAAGAAACTAATCCAGAATTAATTAAAATTAAATATAATTATAATTATAATGATTTTAAAGCAACTATTGGAGATATTATAAATAATAATATTATAGATTATGATTTATCACCACATCAAATTGAAGATTTTAGAATTTATAACAAATCACTTAATCAACCTATTCAAAATACTGAAATCACTAAATTACATACATTATTTATGTCTAAATATAATTTATTAGAAACTAAAACAATTAATGTTCAAAATGAAGATATTAATTTAATATTTTATAATAATAATTTTATTAAAAATACTGGAAAAGGTAAACAAGATTTTGATGTATCTATTATTAATCCTAATAATACTATTATTACTAATCATCAAGAAAATAATGAATTTTATCTAAAATGGAATCAGTCAGATGGTTATAATAAAGATATACATAATAGTGATGGGTTTTTAATTAATTCTATTAATAATTTAACTACAAAATATACTAATAATATTTTTAATATTAAATTTAATATTAAAATTACTAATTTAACAACTTTTCCTTTAAATGTAATTGATAAAGATACAAAATTAAAAATAATATTTTTAAATATATCAAAAATAAATATACAATATAAAACAATTCAAAATGTTTATTTAGATAAATCATTTAATATAAATCTATTAATAGATACATTTATTAATATTAATTTTAATATTAATGAAATTACTAATCAAATTATTTGTAATGATTTTAATAATAGTATTTCTGATAATTTAATTTCATTTCAATTTGATCAATCTCCATATCATAATATTAATTTAAAAAATTATGGAACATTAAATAATTTAAAAACTAATATTATTAATCATAATTTTATCGAATATACTGAAAATATTTATATTGAATATAAACATCCATATACTTATTATACAATATATAATGGAACTGATAATACTTTAACATTTACTGAAAATATTGAAAATGCTACATTATTAATGGTTGGTAATGGTGCTAAAAATCATTTAATTAATACTCAAGAAAGAATATATCCACCTATATATAATTTTCATTCTACAAATAGTATGCTTGAAGGATTATATCCAAATAAATTAAAAAAAACTATTAGAAATCAATTATATGGTAATGGTGAATATATTATTACATATTCTTCAACATATGATGATGGATTAACATATATGCCTATTCATATTTTTAATAATACACAAGATTATACCGGTTCAAGTGCACCTTGTTTTGGAAAGAATACATATACTTATGGAACAGAATATTCATATTATAATGGTAATAATCAAATTCGTAATGGATTTAAAGGTGATTGGTTAAAAATTAAAATGCCACAAAAAATTATTATTACTAAATCTGAATTTAAACCAATTGGTTCTTATACATATAATTATGATAATATTGTTACTTATTCTAAAAGAGCACCTCATATATATGAAATATATGGTTCTCATGATGATTATAATTGGACATTATTAAAAACTAATAATTTAACTACATCTGATTATTATAATAGAACATATACTGATTTTATTTCAACCAATATACCTTATAATTATTTTGCATTTTGTGTAAATGCAATTGGACCTAATAATACTTCATTACAATTTGATTTATGGTATATTTATGGTTATGAAATTACTAATAATTTTGAAAATAATCCTAATAATGCTGGAGAAGTTAAATTATATAATCAACTTAAATTTGATAAAGGAACTTATCAATTTTATTTTGATAATAATAATTTATCAAAAAATTATATTAAAGAAGAAATATTTTATTATACTGGTAGTGTTCAAACATGGGAAAAACCAGATAATGTTGATGAAGTGATTGTATATATGTGGGGTGCAGGAGGTGCAGGTGCTATTAGAGGAGGTAGTAATGATGGTAGTCATAATATGAATTCTGGAGGTGGTGGAGGAGCATATATTTATGGTAAAATTAATCTTAAAAATTTAAATAAATTAAATTTAATTATTGGTAAAGGTGGTTCTAATCATACATATTCATTACATAATCAATATGTATTTTCTGGTGTTAAATATGTAGCATCTGATGGTGGTCCAGGTGGAGGTTTAGTTGGAATTTTTAATAATAATAATTTTAATTTTGATTTAGTTCAAAAACAAGTTGATATTAATTCTGAACCAATTGTAATTGTTGGAAGTGGAGGTGGTGGTGGATGGTTAGGAAGCACATCAGACAAAGGTGGAGGTGGTGGAGGGGGAACAAATACATATAATATTTTTAATAATCAAGTTATTATTAATGGTTTAGATGCTTCTGGTAATAATAATGGTTTTGGTGGTAATAATAATGGAACATATAATGGAATAGAAAGAATTACTAAATATACTTCTTTTGATACAATATCTGATAGATCAAGTGGTGGTGCAGGATATTATGGTGGAACTTTTGGTATTACAACATTCGGTAATGTAGGAGGAGGTGGTGGAGGATCTTCTTATTATAATAAAAATTATTTTATATTAAATGAATATGTTGGAGGAACTAATGGAACTAATACAAGATCTGGTATAAGTTATACAAATACTAATAATGCCGGTAAAGGTGGATTTAATACAAGTTATGGTGATGGTAATTATTATGGTGATGCTTATAATGGATTAATTAAATTAAAATATTTTGTTAATATTGATAATAATATTAAAATTAATAAATTAGTATTAAATACAATTAGTAATACTACTATTTTTACATTTACAAATGATATTCAAATATGGAAAAAACCAGAAGGTTTAACTGAAATTACTGTATATATATGGGGTGCTGGTGGTGGTTCTCCTGCTACATTAAGTGAAAAATTTAGTGGAGGTTCAGGTGCATATTTAACTACTAAAATTAATGTTGAAAATATTAATAGTTTAGTTTTAGTTGTTGGTCAAGGAGGTATTAATAATGTTAAAACATGGATTGGTTCTTCATTCCATGGTGGTGGATTAACAGGAATATTCATTAATAATAATTTTAATATTGATTCAATATCTAATTATGATAAAATACAATCAACTTCTGAAGCTGTTTTAATTGCTGGAAGTGGTGGAGGTGGTGCATCAGGTAATGCATTACGTTCAAATCAATTTACCAGAGGAGGAGGTGGAGGTGCTGGTTCTATATGGGGTATTGAAGCTGGAAATCTTAATAATAAAGGTTGTGATGGTGGTTATGCAATCGATAGAAATGAACCATCATTAACAACACAAGTTGGGGCTGAAGGTGGTAAATATAATAGAGGAGGTGTTATTGGTTATGCACAATATAGTAGTATTGGAACTTCTGGTGGAAAATATTATGGTGGAGATTATGCAAATGTTTATTGTGGTTCTGGAGGAGCTGGATGGTTTGGAGGAGCTGGTGGTAATGATGCTGATCAAGCTGGACAAGCAGGTGGTGGTGGATCATCATATTGGGGACATGAATATGTTACATTTATTCAACATATTGGTGGTTCTCCTGGTAAATTAAATTTAAATGTTAATCCAAATACACCTACAAATTTATCTTTTGATTTACCTTCTAATATTGGAGTTGGTAATTATCAAGGTTCTGGAGGAAATGGATTAATTATATTAGATTATAATCAAATTACACCTAATTTATTATATAATGTTAAAAGTGGTAATAATAATTTAAATTATTCATTAAATTATAAAAATGAATATAAAATTTTAACTGAAGAAAGACAATATCCACCTATTAGAGATTTTGGACAATATACTAATTCACTTACTTACACTAATACTTTTACTCATTCTTATGGTTCTGGAATATATACTATTACTCAATCAAGTGTTTATGAAACAAATCAAGTTAGAGGATATGAACCATATCAAATATTAAATTATGAAAGTAGTTATTATACAACTGCTAATTGGCTTTTAAATAGTTATACAAATAGTTCTCCATATGGTATTTATAATAATAATAAATATATTGTAAATGATTATTTAGGTGAATGGATTAAATTAGAATTACCACAACCTTTATTATTTACCAAATTTCAATTTAAAACAAGTTCTGCTTCATATTATAAAAGAACTCCTCATAAATATAGATATTACGGATCTATTGATGGTAATACTTGGGATTTATTAGCAGATATTGTTCTTACAGATGCAGAATTACTTAATGATGTTAATAATAATAATAGAATACATACTGATATTATAAATACAAATAAATTTTATTCACATGTTGGATTTACAATTAATGCTATTGGTGAAAATAATGTTGTTGCAGAATTACACGAATGGCATATATTTGGTAAAGAACTTTTAAGAGATTTAAGTTATCAATATAATGGAAGTGGACATGGTTCTAAATCATTAGGAATTAATTATTCATTAAATTATGAAACATCTAAACAATATTTTTATTATTCTGGTGATATTGAAACTTTTTATATTCCTAATAATATTAATGAAATTACTGTTTATATTTGGGGAGCTGGAGGAGCTGGTAGTGCAGATGCTTTAACACGATATACATATAATGGTGGTGGTGGTGGATTTATTAAAACTATATTAGATGTTTCAACTTTAACTGAATTAAAAATAATTGTTGGTCAAGGTGGATCACATAATTCTTCTGAACTATATAGATTTGGTGGAGGAGCTGGTGGAAAATCAAATAATTCAAGTTATAGAATTGGTGATGGTGGTGGATTATCTGGTATATTTATATCAGTTGATATTGATGATAATATTATTAGTGAAACTTCTATTCCAATATGTATTGCTGGTGGAGGAGGTGGTGCTGGAACATCACCTATTGATCAAAATTATAGATATTATTGTGCTGGTGAAGGAGGCGGTGGAGATTTTATATATAATAGTGATAATAAAATATATGCTACAAAAGGTGGTAATACTAATAATTTAAGAATTTATGATGGTAGTGGGGGTGATGTATTTTTTACAGAAAATAAAAGTCAAAATGGTATTAGTGGAACTAAATTTAAAGGTGGTATGTATACCATTGGTTATGGAGGAGGTGGTGGAGGTGGTTATTATGGTGGAGGATCTGGATATTCAATTGATGGTGGATATATCGGTTCTGGAGGAGGAGGTAGTTCTTATATTGATTTAAATTATATTAACTCAAATATACCATTATTTGAAGGTGGTAAATATGAAAATTCTGGCGGTTTAAATAACTTTTTTTATAATAATAATTCTAAAGGAGGTTTAGCTAATAATACTACTAATCATTTAGGTAATAATGGTGATAATGGATTAATTATTATTGAATTTAATAATATTTCTAATAATATTATTAGTGGAGGTGAAGGACTTAAATATAATTTAAATCCTAATTATATTTCATATGAATATGCAAAAGGAGGATCTACTACTAAAAAATATAATATATTTAGTGATATTATTACTAATTTTGAAATTAATAATAATACTATATATGAACCTTATTTTGCTGATATTAATGTTAATGATAAAAAAATTATATTTAAATTTAAATATAATTCCGATTATGATATTTCAGGACAAACTCATTATAATATTACTTTTATTAAAGAATTTTTAGTTGATATATTAATTGTTGCTGGAGGTGGTAGTGGTGGTGGAGGTAACGGAGGTGGTGGAGGAGGAGCGGGAGGATTAATATTTTATCCTAAAGCTAATTTAAATGGACAACAAAATATAATTATTGGTAAAGGAGGAGAACAACCTAATAATAATATTAATGGTAATAACGGTTATAATACTCAATTTAATGATTTAATTGCTATTGGTGGTGGCGGAGGAGGTCAAGGTAGTTATGTAAATGGTTTTAATGGTGGTTCTGGTGGAGGTAAAAGAACAAATAAAAGTTATATATCGGAAAAAACTGTTGGACAATCAATACAACAAACTAATATTAATTCTACTATTATTTCTTGGTATAAATTTAATAAATTAGATTATGTAATATTAAATTGTGATTATTATAATTTAATTTCTTGGTATAAATTTGATAATGATTTAACTGATAGTAGTGGAAATGAACAACATATAACATTAACAACTGGAACAATAGATTTTCATAGTGATAGTGTAATTGGTAAATCTTGTTTAATTCAAAACAATGAATATTGTGAAATATCTTCAACATTAGCAATTGATACTTTAAGAAGTAAAATATTTACAGTAAGTTTTTGGGTAAAATTAAATGCATTAGGAAGTAATTATAATATTTTAGGTGCTTGGGATGACGTAGCATCTGGAGGTCAAAGAGGAGGACAACATATAAGTTTTAATGGAACACGATTTTATTGGGCAAGACTTTGTAATAATACATTTGTTGAATTACATAATACAACAAATGTCAGTGTAAATACTTGGTATCATATTGTAGCGGTTGCTAATGATACTAACTTTAGTTTATTTGTTAATAACAATGTTATAACTGATACGCAAGCACAATTATCAACACCCCATAGTGATAATACTAATAATTTTGGATTAGGAACAGCTTTTAGATGGGGGGGTAGTGCTGATTATGATGCATTTGGTGGTTATCTTGACGATTTACGTATATATGATAAAGCATTAAATCAAGATGAAATATTACAATTATATAGTATTTGGTATAATGATTATACTACTAATAAAAATAACTTAATTTCTTATAATAATCCCGAAATTTATACAATTGATAAAAAAACTGGTAATGCTTCTGTTAAATTTAATGGTAATAATTATTTTGAAATATTAAATAATAATATTTTTAGTCCTAATAGTTTTTCAATTGTATGTTGGGTTAAAGCAAATCCTATTTCTGGTTATCAAACTATTGCTTCATGTAGAATTTCTGATACAAGTGGTCATGGATGGATGATATATATTAGAGATAATAATTTAACAGTATATACTGGAACTGGAAATAGTTCTGGAGGATCATCAAGTCCATTAGGTGGAACATGGTGGTGGGGAATACAACCATATGATAATTTTGCAGATAGTTCATGGAAACATTTAGTTATAACATTTAATCGTAAAGACTATATTTGGACATATATAAATGTATATATTGATAATATACATGTTACTAATAATCATGAAGCTAAATATGTTAATAATGAAATTACTAATTTAAGAATTGGAGCAGGTTCTAATGAAAAAGAAGCAAATTATTTTTTATCAGATGGTTCATTAATTGATGATTTTAGATTTTATAATTATAATTTAAATAAAGATGATATTAATATTATTTATAATGGTAATCCTTTAGATATTTCTGTACCAAAATGGATTGGATTTGGTAATTCTGGAGGTAATATGAATCCAAATCAAATTAATAATAATAATGCTGGAGGTGGCGGTGGAGCTGGTTCAAAAGGTAATACTAATATTATAGGAACAACAACAAGATTTACTACTTCTGAAACAAGCTGTGGAGGTAATGGTTTATCTCAAGTATTTTTCAATAATCAAAATTATTATTTTAATGAAATATTTGGTAATAATGACAATCAAAAATTATATTTTGCTGGTGGAGGATCTGGTTCTGCTGCAAATGGAACTAATATTTTATTTAAAGGTGGATTGGGGGGAGGAGGTGATAGTGGAATATCTACATTTGGATTACCTGGAGAAGATAATACTGGAGGAGGCGGTGGTGGTGGAAATAATACATATAATAGTAATAGTAAAGGTGGTGCAGGAGGTTCTGGTATTATTATTTTAAGTATTGATAAATATGATTATTCACAAAGTGGTAAAGATTTATCATTGTATAGTTCATTACCTATTAAAGATTTTAAAGAAATACATAATATTAAAATTCTTGATAATATTTTAAATAATAATATTTTAAATCAATCTAATATTGATGATTTAACAACAATTGGTCCATTTGAATATGAAGATTTTTATTTATATACTTTTAAATATAATTTATTATATGAAAATGAAGGTCAAACTCTATATGAAATTGATATTAATCGAAATTTAATTGCTGATATATTAATTGTTGCTGGAGGAGGAACAGGTGGTTATGGTGATACTGGAACTGGAGCTGGAGGAGGAGGAGGGGGGGGAGTTATTTTTAAACAAAATGAAAAATTATATGGAAAATATCAAATATTTGTTGGAAAAGGTGGTAATAAATCTTCAACAACAGGTAGATCTCAAGGTAATAAAGGTTATAATAGTCAATTTTATAATTATATCGCTGAAGGTGGTGGTGGTGGTGGGATAAGAGATATTAGTGGAAGTGATGGAGGTTCAGGTGGAGGTTCTGGTGGATATACAAATTTAAGTTTAAGTGGTAAAGGTACTCAAGGTTTTGATGGAGGTTTTAATAATATTTCCAGTTCTACTGGAAATAGTGGAGGTGGTGGAGGTGGAGGAGCTGGTTCTAAAGGTCATGATTCAGATGGAGATAATGGAGGTAATGGTGGTTATGGATTTATTTCTAATATTACTGGTCAAATTCAATATTATGGGGGGGGAGGTGGAGGTATTGGTAAAACTAATGATAAACATGGTTTTGGAACACATGGGGGAACTAATGGTTCAAGAACTTATCCCAGTTTAGATGCTACAAATCATACTGGTAGCGGGTCTGGTGCTTCATCTTTTGAAAATAATACATCATATGTTGGTTCTGGGGGTTCAGGTATTGTTATATTAAAATTTTATAAAGAATATATTAATAATAAATTAAATCATTTTGGTTATGGTGGTAATGATATATTACATGGTTCTCAAGGATTAATTATTTTAAGAATTGAAGAAAAACAATTTTTAACTAAAGAAATTAATAATAAATATTTTAATCCATATTCATATGTTTTTAAACAAAATAATACTAATTATATTACTAATAATGATCCTTTAGAACCTATTATTTATTCAATTATTAATTCAAGAGTTTCAACAATAACTAAAATGTTTGGTTGGAAAAAAATTAAACATAAATCTAAAGGTGATAATATTGATTATTATTATGGTAATGCTGTTAGTGGAACTAATGCACCTACTATTATTAATACAACAACTGGAGATATTAATAATAATGATTCTGAATGGGCTATTAAATTTGATAAAACTAATGTTAAATTTTGGTTATTCATTATGCATGATAGTGATATAGATAATGATTATCAAGATAGATGGATGGTTTTTGAAAATTCAGAATTATTACGTTCTTCTCAACTTTCTGAAACTTATGGATTTCATGCTAATTATCCATTTGTATATAAAACTACTATTCAACCAGATGGATTTACTGCTAAAAATTCTACTTATTATCAAGGACAACCTTATGATCAATTTATATATAATAGAAATTATGGAACTCATAATGGTACTGCTTATCCTGATCCACAAATTGGTTTTAAACATTTTAAAACAGATGGTACTGAAATTACAGATAATACTACTTTAACTAATATTTTTGGTAATAATTCTACATCATTATTTACACATATTTATGGAACTTTTACTAATTCTGAAGGAGGTGTTTATGTAAAATATTCTGATGATAATATTAATTTAAAATCTATTTCTGAATTAGTCACTAAAACTGAAACTGATGATTATGGTATATTACAATTTATATATGATTCTGAACAAGAAAATGGATTAGGACAAACTGAATATAATATAACATTTAATCAAGAATTTATATGTGATATATTAATTGTTGGTGGTGGTGGTGCAGGAGGTGGTATATCTGGAGATGGTGGTCATGAAAATGGTGGGGGGGGAGGTGGAGGGGTTTTATATATGATTAATAAAAAATTTAGTGGAGAATATAAATTTTTTATTGGTAATGGTGGACAACTTTCTGGATTTGATGGTTTTAATAGTAAAATTATACAAAATAATGAAAATATTATTTTTGATAATATTGAATTAATTGGATATGGTGGAGGAGGAGGAGGTTCTGGTAATACAAGTTCTCAAGGTAGATATGGTCGTTCTGGTGGATCAGCTGGTGGTAATAATTTTGGTCAAACTGGTTATACTTCTACAGCTACTCAAGGTAATACAATATCGGATGGAACTTCATATATTGCTGGAGGATATGTTGGTAATACACGTGGTTCTGGAGGTAGTCATGGTAATACTGGAGGTGGTGGAGGTGGTGCTGGAGGTAGTCCAATTGGTGTTAATAATGGAGGTATTGGTATTGAATTAGATATTAGTGGAATTAATACATATTATGCTGGAGGAGGGGGATCTGCTGGTAGTGGAGTTGATGGTATTGGTGGACTGGGTGGTGGTGGTAATCCTAATAATAATTCATCTGATTCTTCATTACCAGAAAATGGACATTCTAATACTGGAGGAGGAGGAGGAGGGGCATATACCAATACTACTTCATTCAAACCTGGAGGTAAAGGTGGTTCCGGTATTATAATTATTAAATATACTAAAAATCAATCTACTAATACTAATACTAATATTACTACTAATATTACTACAAATATTAATTTTAATAATTATATTGAAACATCTAAATTTGAATTACCATTAACTTATACTTTATCATTTTGGTTTTATAAAAATACTGCAAATACTAAAATTGTTAGTAATACAACAAATAATATAATTGAAGATACTGAATATACAATTAATACATATATATATGAACCAGCAGAAGAATTGATTTATGATTTTACTGATAAAAATGATTTAACAAGTTGGCAAAATTACGCTAATTCATTACCAGGTGGATCTACTAATGTTACATCTTATGGTGGTAATGGTGTTTATATTGGAGGTGATCCTATTGGTTATTTTCAATTACAATTACCCGATACATATGATATTGTTGAAGTTACATTTGCAAATGTTTATCATCAACATAATATTTCATTATATATTGATTTTTTAGATAATATTAATACATCTATACCTAAATTAACATTAACTTCAGGACAAACAAATACAAATAATTGGAATTATATTCCTGGACAATATTTAAAAATAACTGAAGAAACTGTTTCTATTATAGGAGCTGATATTAAATTAATATTCAAAAAATCTCAAACAGAATATACTATTAATTTTACTTCAGATACTATTGCTGATATATTAATTGTTGCTGGAGGTGGTGCAGGTGGAGTATTTAATGGTGGTGGGGGGGGAGGAGGTGGAGTATTATATGCTACAAATATTACATTAAATGGTGATTATATTATTAAAGTTGGTAATGGTGGTAAAGTTGCATCAACTAATACACAATCTTTACTTAGTCAAAATGGATTTAGTAGTATATTTGGTAAATCTACTGATTTTATAGAAGTATTTGGTGGAGGTCGGGGTGGTAATGCTAATGGAGCTACTGTTACAACTAATAAAAATGGAGCTGATGGAGGTTCTGGTGGTGGTGCTTCTAATAATAATGGTATAGGTGGTTCATCAATACAACCTACTTATAGTTCTTTTATAACATCTTCAAATTCAACATATTATGGTAATAATGGAGGTAATTGTGTTAATAATACAAATGGTGGTGGAGGTGGTGCAAGTGGGATTGTACCAAATATTAAAAGTGGAAGTGATGGTGTTCAGAATAATATTGATGGAAATAATTATTATTGGGGTGGTGGTGGTGGTGGTGTTGATTGGAATAATTATGGTGGAAATGGTGGAAAAGGAGGAGGAGGGGGAGCTGGTGGTATGCATGGTCATGGTGGTTATGGTGGTTTAGATGGTATTAATGATGGTCAAGATGGCACTGGTGCTGGGGGTAGTAATAATCAAACTGGTGTTGGGGGTAATGGTGGATCCGGAACTGGAGGAGGTGGTGGTGCTAATTCTGCATTTGATGGTTCAACTGCAAATGGTTCTGGTGGATCTGGTATTGTAATTATTCGTTATAAACAACTAATACAAACACAAATACCTACTTATTCATTTATTTCATTTCATAATCATAAACAAATTCAAGAATATAAAATTGATACATTTTTACCCATACATACTTATCAAACTGAATTTACTATTAAATTTGAATATGATACTATTGGAGATATTTTAATAGTTGGTGGTGGGGGTTGTGGAGGTAGTGGAACTTCTGGAACTGGTGGAGGAGGGGGAGCAGGAGGTCAAGTCATATTAATACAAAATAAATTACTTTTTGCTGGAGAATATAAAATTAAAGTTGGTAAAGGTGGAAAACAAGATGTTATTAATGTTAATTGGGAAAATGGACAAGGTCCTAAAGGTAATGATAGTCAATTTGATAATATTAAAGCATTAGGTGGAGGGGGAGGAGGTATAAGAGATATTGATGCATCTGCTACATTTACTGGTGGAGGCGCAGGAGGTTATGGTGGACTTTTTGGAACTGGAACCGGATATAATGGCGGACAAGGCGGATCTTCATCCAATAATGGAGCTGGAGGAGGAGCTGGTTCTGGAGAAAATGGACAAAATTATTCTGGTAATAATGGTGGTAATGGTGGTTCTGGAATTGATAGAATCAATAATTTTATATTTAGCGAACATTTTGGTACAGATATCGGATATTTAGAAAATGAAACTACATGGTTTGGAGGAGGTGGAGGAGGTAGTGGTAAACTTGATAATGGAACTAATGGTTCTGGAAAACATGGCGGAACCGATGGTAATAATACTACTGGTATTACTCTAAATGCACAATGGGGTGGGGGAAGTGGGGGAACTAATGATGGTAATTCTGATCAAAAATTAGTTGGTAATGGAGGTGATGGTATTGTTATTATTAAATACAAATATACCAAATTTAATAAAGAAAATTTATTTAATATTTCATCATTAAATAATAATTTAACATTAAATTTACAAAGTAATATTAATACTCAAATTCAAAATGATACTTGGAATCATTATATCCTTAAAAAATATACTGATAAAACTCAAATATATATTAATAATAATTTAATTATTAATGATTATTCTAATATTATTCCCAATACTAATTTAATTACTTATACTAAAACTAATCATATTATCACTACTAATACAATTACTGATTATGATATTGGTCCATCTAATATATTTATATCTGATCAAGAATATTTACAATATACTTTTAAAAATAATCAATATATTATTAATTTTAATCAAAATACTATATGTTATATCAATGATAATAATAATATTATATTAAATGGTCAATATAATATTTCTGTTATAGATAATTTATCTATTATTACTAAAGTTTCTGATAATTCTATTATATATAATGAATCAATTTCACCAATATATATTAAATTTAAAAAAATAACTGAAAATATTTATTTACCTAATATTTCACTTAATATTACAAATAATACTGATAGTATTATTAAAATATCTGATTTTAAATTATATCAAGATACAACTAAAGATTTTATTTTAAATAATAATATTGAATATAATTATTTTAAAATTTTTGATACTTATATATATGATTATAATTGGTATGATAATAATAATAAATTAGCATATTTAGAAATTAATAAAAATAATATACTTAAACATTTTATTAAACCTACTAATCCTACACCATTTACAATTAAATATGATTTTAAAATTGAAAGCTCTATTGATACTAATTATCCTATTTTACAATATACTGATACTTTAAATTTAATTGTTTCTAAATTTGAAATTATACACAAATTTTATAAAAATAATAATGACAAATTATTAATTATATATACTAAAAATAATATTATTTATCAAAAAATATATGATATTACTTTAAAAACTACTCAATTATTATCATATGAAATTAATATTGATTCTAATTTTAATATTAATAATGTTAAAATTAATAATAATATTTTATCCGAAATTATTGATAATAATTTAATATATTGGTATCAATTTGATTCTGATATTTCTATATATAATTCTCAAATTATTAATCATGCTAATAATTCTAATTTAATTATTAATAATAAACATTATTCTATCTTAAATAATAATCAATTACCAATTAGAGTTAATGATAATTATTATTATAAAATTACTAATTCTTCTAATATTATTAAATATAATAAAGAAACTAATGTTGATATATTATTAATTGATACTAATGATTATTATCAAATTACTAATTATATATTACAAACTGATACAAATCAATATACTATATTAGATTGTGATTATTATAATTTAATCGCTTGGTATAAATTTGAAAATAATGGTATTGATAGTAGTCATAATGTTAATAATTTAACTCAAAATAATATTACATTTGATACTATTAATAATAAAAAATCTATATATTTTGATGGTATTAATCATTCTTATTTTCAATTTACTAATAATTTAACTAATCAATTATCTACTATACAAACTCTAAATGGTATTACTATTTCTATATGGTATAATCTTAATTCTTCGGAAACTACTGATTGGGCTTCAATATTATTCTTTTGTAATTCGGCTACTGATTCACATACTGCTACATGGTTTGCTATTAATCGTTATATTGGAACTAATTCATTTCAATTTGGTATGAGAAATACTTCAACATATTATCAAATTAATAATATTGCTTATGGAACTATAGATAATAATTGGCATAATATTATTTGGATTATTCAACCTAATCCTATTTCTGGAGAACCTAAATGGGATATATATGTTGATGGCATTTTTGATACTTCTACTCATATATATAATAATGTTACATCATCATCAATGAAACAAATTTATTCTACTAATTATAATTATTCATATATTGGTAAATATCCCGGATATACTAATCGAAATTTAAAAGGATATCTTCATGATTTACGCATTTATAACAAAGTTTTAAATAATATTGAAATTGATGCTTTAGCTAATAATAAAATTAAAAATCAAATTTATATTAATAAAAATAATAATTTTAATATTATTTACCCTACATATTATAAATCACAAATTACTGATCAATTACAATATACTGTTTTAGAATCTGATACTATTAATCTTATAGCATGGTATAAATTTGATACTGGATATGAACTTACTGATTCTATTGGAAATTATCCTTTAACAAATGATGGTTCTGTTTCATTTCCAACTGATACAAAAGTTATTGGAAATTCATCATATTTTCCAAATAGTGATTCTGACGGATTTTTAAATATAACAGGCGGATTTGATCCATATACCATATGGTATGGTAATGGTATTAGTTTTTGTATTTGGTATAAAGTAAATATAGGTGAATCAGACCAATCTGGTCGTATATTTGAATTTGGTAACTCAAATACAAATTTAATTTGGATGGCTGTTCAATTAAATGGAACAAGTGATAATAGTTTATCTCTCTATGCCAAAGGCGGTCATACGGGTGGTAATGGTCCCAGTGTATTGGTCGGAAATGGAACACTTGATGGTAATTGGCATCATATAGTATGGATCGTAGATACTGAAAGCATATGGCATTGTTATATAGATGGTCAAAATCAAAATATAACTGCAAATTGGGATATTCCTAATATTACTGGTGGATATACCATAAATCGATTAGGAAAATCAATATATCATAATACTGGATCTCAAGATTTAAAAGGCTATTTAGATGATTTTAGAATATACAATAAAGTATTAAATGATAGAGAAATTGATGCTTTAGCCAATAATAAAATTAAAGATATTCTTAATATTAATCCTAATTTTCATAATACTATTACATATAGTTTTCATAATTTATCTACATCAACACTTTTTGATACATATATTAATAATAATGGATTTATTACTTATTATTCAAGTGGTTATTATAGATATTCTGGAGAAGAAGCATTTGTTCCTGATATTGATGAAGGAACAAGTATTATTCAACCAAGTCCTACAAATGCATGGATTAAAAAAATATTACCTGATTATTATGGTTCTATTGAAATCAAATATGGAGCTGATCAAAAATGGGGTTATACAGTTATCAAATTAAATAATATTGAAGTTGATAGAACTAAATCTAATAATCATATTTGGAAAGGATATTTTAAACCTAATCAAGAATTACAATTGTTTGATGAATCATCTGGAATTTTAGCTATTTATTATATTAAAATTAATAAAAATTATGATATTATAAAACCTGAAGTTAAATTATTAAAGGATATTAATTTGTTTGGTGAATATCAAATTAATAATGCTACACATACTTTAATTAATAAAAATATTCATTATCCACATATATTTAATATTCAATATAAAGCTGAAATTATTACTAATCTTATGGGTTGGAAATTAGTTAGATATACACCTAATGGTAATACTATTGGATTTGCTACTGCTAATGATGGATTAAAAGGCGATATTACATATGGTATTCAATATGACCTTAATTACCAATGGAGTATTAAATTTCAAGATTTTGATCAATTCTTATTTGTTAGAGCAGATTTTGAAATTTGGTTAGTTGCTACTAAAGATTCTATTGGACATTATACTTTACCTACTGTTACAGATACATTTACTAATGGAAGTTATCCATATAATACTCATAGAAATGTCATTATATCCTCTAAAAATTATTTACCACATACAGTTCAATTTGCAAATGATTTAAATAATTCAGGAGGCGGTAGACCACTTATATCATTACAAGGATGGAATATTAATAATAATGATTTATATTCTGAACATTCAACACCTACATTACAAAATAAACCTTATTATGTTTTTATTAGAAATTCCAAAATTGATAATAATTATACTATTAATTCAACTGATACTCAAATTAATTTTAAATTTAATCAATATATTACAGATAATATTATCAATAATTATTCATCTGTTATTTTAAATGATACTAATAATTTTGATTATATTCAAACTATAAATACTAATACAAATACAAATACTAATACTAATACTAATACTAATACTAATACTAATACTAATACTAATATTAATACTAATACTAATACCAATACTAATACTAATACTAATACTTATACTAATACAAATACTAATACTAATACCAATACTAATACCAATACTAATTATTATTAAAAAAAATAATTTTAAATTTTAATAATTTATACTTAATAAATTTATATTTGATTTTTTAAATATTAATTTTTCAATACCATTTATTATACTATTATTATCATCTTCTGATATAAATATAAAATTTAGATATGAATAATCCATTAATATTAATATTATATCCATATTATTTTTTAATATAAACTCTGACAATTCTTTTTTTACTATTTCTATTTTATTTATATTTAATGGAAATAATATATTGTTTTCATTCAAAAATTTACGGATTTTTAACATTTCTTTATCAAATTGTTGTGAATTTAAAATCATTGATTCTTTATCAAATACTTTACAATTTTTTTTTAAAAGTGTATATAATTTTACTTCATTTTCTTTTGGTCTCGGATACATACATATAGGTTCATACGGATATGATTTTATATAAATTGACATTTATTAATTTTTAAATATTTTATCATTTTTATATCATTTTATTTTTTTAAAATACTATTAAGAATATTATTTTTTGCTAAACTTATAAAATCATTCTTCATATTTTTTAGATTTATTACATTATTATTATTCCATGATTCATTTGCAATATTTCCAAACTTCATTGATTTATTACCTGTTTGTAGATTATTATCAACATCATAAAATATTACAATATCTTCATTCAATGTTATATATTTTTTACAATTAATAATTCTTTCTTCAATATTAATTGGAATACTAATAGCACGTGTTTCAACTTTTTTACTATTACCACCTGGTATAAATTCAATATTTTTATTTTTATCCAATATAATATTATTATTTTTAATTTTAAATGATCTCATCATGATATCATTTGGACAAATTACAATATAATTATTACCTTCTTTACGTAAAAATATACAATATGTTCCATTTAAATAAACATATTGTGATTTAATACAATTTTGAATAATACATATATCAAAAGAATGAAAAGTCATTATTATTATTTAAATAATTTAATCATTTTTTTAAATATAAAATTTGTTTTTTAAAATCTAAAAATTAAAATCTAAAATCTAAAATCTAAAATTTAAAAATTAAAATTTAAAATCTAAAAATTAAAATTTAAAAATTAAAATTTAAAAATTAAAATTTAAAAATTAAAATCTAAAAATTTGTTTTTTAAAATTTAAAATCTAAAAATTAAAATTTAAAAATTAAAATTTAAAAATTAAAATCTAAAAATTTGTTTTTTAAAATCTAAAATCTAAAATTTAAAAATTAAAATTTAAAATCTAAAAATTAAAATTTAAAAATTAAAATCTAAAAATTTGTTTTTTAAAATCTAAAATCTAAAAATTAAAATTTAAAATCTAAAAATTAAAATCTAAAAATTAAAATCTAAAAATTAAAATCTAAAATTTGTTTTTTAAAATCTAAAATTAACATTTTATATGATCATAATTTATTGATAAATTTTTGCATCGATCATTTGAAATATTTTTTTTGATAAATATAACATTTAATATGATCATAATTTTATTGATAAATTTTTGCATCGATCATTTGTAATTATTTTTCTGATAAATATAATATTTTATATGATCATAATTTATTGATAAATTTTTGCATCGATCATTTGTAATTATTTTTCTGATAAATATAATATTTAATATGATCATAATTTATTGATAAAATTTTGCATCGATCATTTGTAATATTTTTCTGATAAATATTACATTTTATATGATCATAATTTTATTGATAAATAATACTTTTGTGATCATATTTATAAATTTATGTAAGTTTAACAAAATAAATATGATCATATTAAAAGTTATATTTATCAAAAAAATAAAAATAAATGATCGATGCAAAATTTTATCAATAATTAAAATAAAATATGTCTGAATAAAGTTCATAAAAAAAGTTAAAAATAAAAATTAAAAATCAGAAATAAAATTAAAATTAGAAATTATAAAATCTAAAATCTAAATTAGAAATTATAAATTAGAAATCTAAATGTTTATTTTATAAAATTTTGCATTGATCATTTATTTATAATATAAAAATTAAAAAATTTTATTGTATTATAAATAAATGAAAGTTGTTTTACAAAATGTATTAGATACACATAATAAATGTTTTTATTATGCTTTTTTAGGAGCTGCAAGAGATTATTTAAAAAAATGTAAATTTTTTAAAACAAATAAAAAAAAAATAAATGTGGATTTTTTAAAACAGGAAAATCTAAATTTTGATAGAATTAAATCAAATCCAATACAACTAGCTTTATTTAGAAGTTATTTATCAAGAATTTTTGAATTTTACAGAATCTTTGTAAATGGAGTAGAATCTGATGAAAATATACGAAATATAAGTGAGTATGATGTAAATGATATATCCAAAGAAGATATAAAAAATATAATAAGTAATACAAAATTGAAACACCCAGAAAAAATAGAAAAAATAAAAGAAATTTTATTAAAAACTGAAAATTTAGCAATAATGTTCGGTTTAGATTATAATATTTGCCATTTATTTTTTATTAAATATAAAAAATTGAAAAATTATGATTTTATTCTTGATGATGAAAATAAAATAAATTCTATTCTTAAAGATTTTATAGAAATACAGTTTAATCATAATTCTTTTACAACACAAATAGAATTAAAATTTTTTACTGAATATTTAAATGAAAAATGTTCTAAAATAGAAATAAAAACTATTGCATTTCGAAAACATGGAAATTTTAATTTTTTTAGAGATAATGAAGTAACTAAAAAATATTTTTATAACCATTTAATAGATTTTTTTAAAGATATATTAAAGCGTGAAAATAAAGAAAAAACATATGTTTTTTTATTTACTACAGATAGTCATTATAACTTTTTAATTTTAAATAATAAATCTATATTTACATTTCAAGATATTTCAGATTTATATAAAAATTTGTTAGATAGTTCCGAAGCATTTGAGTTTACAAATATAGATACTATAAATAGTGATTATGGTAAATCAATAGAATTTTCACCAGAACCAGAACCAAAATTTCAATTAGTTCAACAATTACCTTTATCGCCACATGGTGCAAAAACAAAAAAATCTTCAAATAAAGTTAAAGCATCTTTGAAGCAGTCTGACGTGCCATCAGATTGGGAGAAATTTGACGTCCCACCAGATTGGGAGAAATTTGACGTGTCGTCATCAAGTGAATCACCTGAATTAGCTACAAGTAGATCACCACAAAGAAATATGCTTAAAGAAGATAAACATATAAATTTAATTTTAAATTTACCAACTAACTTAACTACTTTATCAAAAAACACAGAATATGATAAGATAATTACATTATCAATTGATAAAGTTAATTCAATATTTTCAAAATATGAAAAATTAAAAAAGTTAGAAATTGTAAAAAAAAATAAAATATATAAATTTAATTATAAATATCCTGAAAAATATTTATACATGCTTAGTGATACAGATTTAAAACAAATAATATTAGAAATAAAACAGATTATTAAAATACCAAATGTTAGAGATTTCTTATCACTATTACCATCATTACCAAAAAGAACTCAAAATATACCAGATCTTACAAATTTATCATCATCTAATCCATTTGGATTACCATCATCACCAAAAAAAACTACTAATATACCAGATCTTAAAGATTTTTCACCAACAAGTAAATCACCTGAATTAGCTACAAGTAGATCACCACAAAGAAATATGCTTAAAGAAGATAAACTTATAAATTTAATTTTAAATTTACCAATTAACTTAACTACTTTATCACAAAACACAAAAAATGATAACTCAATTGATAGAGTTAATATAACATTTTCAAAATATGAAAAATTAAAAAATTTAAAAATTGTAAAAAAAAATAAAATATATAAATTTAATTATAAATATCCTGAAAAATATTTATATAAGCTTAGTGATACAGATTTAAAACAAATAAGAGAAGAATTATTTTTATAACAAAATAATTTAATTAAAGATTATGAAAATATTTCAAAATCTAATTTTTATAAATTAGTAATACTTTTTGAATATTATTCAGTTATTATATTATATTAATTAAAAAATATAATAATAATTTATCTAAAAAATATACTGGTATTTATTTTTGTGATCATATTTATAAATTTAAACAGAATAATTATGATCATATTTTTATTGATAAATTATACTTTCGTGATCATATTTATAAATTTAACAGAATAATTATGATCATACTGAATGTTATATTTATCAGAAAATAAAAATAAATGATCGATGCAAAATTTTATCAATAATAAAAATAAAAAATGTCTGAATAGAGTTCATAAAAAAAGTAAAAAATAAAAATTAAAAATCAAAAATTATAAATTAAGTTTTATATATAAATAATTAATTAGAAATAATTATAAGTATGGATAATTATAAATTTGGATTAGAAGAATTATCTTTTGATAATTATGATAATTTAGTTACAATTTCAGAATATACTAAACATAATTTGAATAATAATGTGATAAAATTTAAAAAAAATAGTAAATCATATCAAAAATTAGAATGTGATAATGAAAATTTAATAGCATGGTATAAATTTGATAATAATTTTAAAGATAGTAGTGGTAATAATAATCATATAATAGGTAATAATGATTTTATAAATAATAATATTACAAATGCAGTATATTTTAATGGTACTAATACAGATTATTTACAAGTATCAGATACATCAGAAGGAAAAGATATAGATTTAGGATTAATTCAACAAAATAATGGAATATCATTTAGTTTTTGGTTTTATCATAGTGGTGAATTAAATAATAAAACCGTATTTAAAACATCACAAACATCCACATATTTTTATATTAGACAAAATTCAACATTTAGTAGAATGTCAATAGAATATACATCTGGAACCGGAACAACTCAATTATTTGCATCAATAACAAATAAACAAGATAAATGGAATCATTGTGTTTTTACAATAAATAGTGGAAAAATAATAGGAAATGTTGAAACAAAATTTTATTTAAATGGAAGATTAGAACCATTTATATCAGGATTAAATGGAATTTTAGATCCAAAAATAGCAATACCAACAGGTCATACTTTAAAAAATGCATATTTTGGAGGACATTCAACAACAGGAACTCATGGATTTTGGAAAGGACATTTAAATGATTTTCGTATTTATAATAAAGTACTTGATATAAATGAGATAATTCAATTATATAGTTATGAAACATTTAATATAAATTGTGATATAACATGTGATATTTTATTAGTTGCTGGTGGTGGTGGTGGTGGTGCAAGAAAAGGATATAATGCAGGTGGTGGTGGTGGTGCAGGTGAAGTTTTATATAAAAAAAATATAAATTTAAAAAAAGGAAAATATTATATAAAAATAGGTAGTGGTGGTGAAGGTCAAAATTTAAATTTTCTTCCATCAAATGAAGGAAAAGATACAGAATTATTAAATGAAAATTATGAAATATTATATCATGTAAAAGGTGGTGGAAGAGGTGGTTATGGACAAAGAGGTGATTCATATATGTGGTTACCAACAGATGGTGGATCAGGTGGAGGTATTGGACGAACACATAGTTATTCAAGAGGTAAATCAATAAAATATAATATTGATGGTTATGGTAATGATAGTGGAAATGCTGGATCTTTATCAGGGGGAAGTGGTGGTGGTGCAGATATGAAAGGTTTAAGTGGTATTAAACCAGATGGTAATACAAAAGATTATTCATCAAGAACAAATGGAATAACTTTAAATATATCAGGTGAAGAAGAATATTTTGCATCAGGTGGTAGTGGTGGATGGCAATATAATCATGATACAACAAATGTAGGTTATGGTTCAGGTGGATATGGTTGTGCAGCAACAACAAATCAATCCGGATTTAGTGGTGGTGGAGATGGAATAGATGGAATAATTATAATAAAATATTATAATAAATCATATTTTATACCTTTAGAAATTCATTCATTAAATTATGAAATACCAGATATTATAACAAAATATTCAGATGATACATTTTTAAATAATGAAGATATTTATGAATATACAGATTTAAATAAAAAATATAAAGTATTTTTATTTAAATATAATAATTTAAAAGATAATAATGGACAAACAGAATATACAATAAATTTTAATAAAAATACAATATGTGATATTTTAATTGTTGGTGGTGGTGGTGCAGGTGGAACATATATAGGTGGTGGTGGTGGTGGAGGAGGTGTTTTATATATAGAAAATCAAAATATATTAAAAGGAAATTATTCAATTAAAGTAGGTAATGGTGGTATAGGAACAAGTTTTAATACAGATAATGGATCAGATACAGTTAAAGGTGGTAATGGTATAAATAGTTTTATTAAAAATAAAAATACAAATAATTATGTTGAATTAAATATGGGTGGAACAAATCATAATTTAATTGGTTTTGGTGGTGGAGGAGGAGGAACATATGGACCAAACTTATTACATACAGGTAATGATGGTGGTAGTGGTGGTGGAGGTGGTGAAAAAGATCATTATGGTGCAATAGGTGGTTCTGGAATACAACCAAATACATTATATAATAGAGAAACACAGACTTATATTGTAGGTGGTTCAGATGGTTCAGCATCTGATAATTCGTCAATTTATTTTGGAGGCGGTGGTGGTGGAGCTGGTAATACTACTAATAGTTATAAAAATGGTAAGTCTGGTATATTGATTAATATAACTGGAACAAATCAATATTATGCATCAGGAGGTGGTGGTGGTCAATTTATGTATTCACATTTTACTGGTGTTCATACGGTTAATACAGGTGTAGGAATTGGAGGTTCTGAAATTGGTGGGAATGGTAGAATTTGGAATGGTTCAACATATATAAGAGAAGCAACATCTGGTAAAAATGGAACAGGATCAGGTGGTGGTGGTGGTGCTGCAAATCAAGATCCAGATAATCCATCAGGTTCAGGTGGTTCAGGAATAGTTATTATTAGAACTATAATTAATAATTATATTGATATTTTACCAATGAATTATACATTACCATTAAAATTAAATGAAAATATAAAAATTTTAAATTATAATTTAACAAATAAAAATTATAGTCAAGATATAGATAATATAATAATTAATAAATATTTAGATTATGATGAAAATAGTTATGGTCAAACAGAATATATATTAAGTTTTAATGAAATGGTAAAAGTAGATATATTAATAGTAGCAGGTGGAGGAAGTGGTGGATTTAATGCTGGTGCAGGTGGAGGTGCAGGTGGATTAATATATGGATCTGATATTATTTTAAATAAAAATGAAACTATATATATTTATGTAGGTAAAGGTGGAATTCAAAATAATAGTGCAAATTTAATAACTAATAATGGAACAATATCATATATTAATTATAATAATATAAATATAATAGCATCAGGCGGTGGTGCTGGTGGTTATGGTTCAGAAATTGGATTAAATGGTGGTTCAGGTGGTGGTGGAGCATCTGGATCAACAAGTTTAAATAAAGAAGGTGGTTATTCAAATCAAAAAACTCATTATTATATAAAAAATAATATATTTAGAGGTTATGGTAATGTAGGTGGTATCGGTCGTGGAGATGAACATGGTGGATGGACTCGAGCGGGTGGTGGTGGAGGAGGTGCAGGAAAATCAGGTAATACATCAGGTAATTATATTAATGATCAAAATCAATCTGCAAGAATATCACATGGAGGAGATGGAGGTGAAGGTAAAGATTTTTCAGATATTTTTGGAAATAATATAGGAGATAATGGATGGTTTGCAGGTGGTGGTGGTGGTGGAATACATAATAATCAAAATAATGGAACACCCGGAAAAGGAGGAAAAGGTGGTGGTAGTGATGGATCAAATCCATATAATAATAGTAATCCGGGTATTAATGGAACAGGTGGAGGTGGTGGTGCAGGTGGTGGAGGTTCCGGTATTGGTGGAAATGGAGGAGATGGTATTATTTTAATTAAATATACTATTCATAATATTGAAATACCTATTACATATCCTATTAATATTAATGGAACTGGTATTTTATATAATATATATGAAAGTGCAATATCAGATATTGATATAAATGATGTTATACATTATTATTATAATAATTGTATTTATGAAATTTTAGAATTTAAAAATAAAACAATTAAAAATGAATATTATTTTTATTTTACAGAAGATAAAGAATGTGATATTTTAGTAGTAGGTGGTGGTGGAAGTGGTGGTGGTGATTATATAGGAGGTGGTGGAGGTTCGGGAAGTGTTATATTTGGTAAAAATATAATTATACCAAAAAATATAAATTATAATATTGTAGTTGGAAATGGAGGTAGTGGTGTAGAAACACCTGATGGTAATAATGGTGAAAATTCAATAATTTATAATGATAATAATAATTATATAGAATATAATTTTAATAATTTATCAACATCAACAGAATTTGAAAATTTTTTAAATAATAATGGATTTACATATTATTATGATTCAGGATATTATAGATATTCGGGTGAAAATGCATTTGTTCCTGATATAAATTATGGAATAAGTATAATAAAAGCAAGTACATCAAAAGCATATATTCAAAAAATACTTCCAAATTATAATGGAACATTAGAAATTCATTATGGAAATCAACAAAATAAATGGGATGAAAGTATAATATATATAAATAATAATCAAGTTGATTCAACAAAATTAAGATATAAAGTATGGAAAGGTAATTTTAATAAGAATGATATATTAAAATTAGAAGAAAGTAATTTAGGATTATTAATAATTTATAAAATAATAATTTATAAAGAAAATAATAATATAGATTTAATTGAAAGTATTGGTGGTGGTGCTGGTGCTTCATATAATACAACTATAGCAAAAAGTGGTGGAAGTGGAGGTGGTGCTTATATTCATACAAATGATCCTTATATACATGTTGGTCATAAAATAAAGGGTAAAACGGCTGGAATTTTTAATAATGTAAAAATATATGGTAATAATGGTGGAAGAGGTTATTATAATTCAGTAAATACACAAAGGCATGCAGGTGGTGGTGGTGGTGCTATGGAAAATGGAAAACATGGTTATATAGATTCAAATAATTTAAGAAATAAAAATAATGGTGGAAATGGAATAGATTTATCAAATTATTTTGGTAATAAAGTAGGTGAAGATGGATGTTTTGGAGGTGGTGGTGGAGGTGGTTCTCATACAAATCAAAGTTTTAGTAAATCTCCATTAAATTCTCAAGGTGGTTTAGGTGGTGGTGGTTATGGTGGATATAGAACATTAAATACACCATATCATAATTCATATACAGCTATAGATCCAAATAATGGTTTAGCTCATACTGGTAGTGGTGGAGGTGGTGCAGGATCAAATGATTCTAATTCTACTCAATATATTAAATCCGGATCAGGTGGATCAGGTGTAATTTTAATTAAATATAAAAAATATGATTTTAATAATAAATCATTAACTTTTATTAAAGAAAAAAATATTAATTTTTTTGATATAAAATCATCAATTGGTTATAATACACCTTATTCATATAAATTTAAAAATAGTTATTTTACAACAAATATTGATAATACAAGTTTTTTAAATAATGATTTTATGTTAATGTTTTGGTTTAAATTTAGTTATAATACTTTTACATCTATAACTTTTGATAATGAAATAAATATTAAATTTGAAAGAGATATAGAATTTAATTTAAAAGATGGTAATGTAAAATCAAAATTAACATCACCAGATATATGGTATCATTATACTTTTATTAGAAAAAATAATTATTTATATATTTATATTAATAATATTGATTTATCTATTGAACAACAAATTATTACTGAAACTATTACAACAAATAATTTATTATTATCAATTTTTAAATCAAATAATTCAAAAGAATTATCAATAGCAGATTTTAGAATATATAAAGAATTTGATCAATTTACAATTGAAAGATTAGTAAATATATCAGAAAAGAATTATTTTAGAATAGGTGCAAATCATATAAGTGATATTAGTCCATCAATATTATATAATTTTAAAATGGATGCAGATAATTCATTATATGTAAATAGTGAATTTGAATATATTCAAAATGAATATATATATACAACTGATTCTCCTGGTTTAACAGGACAAACTGAATATAATATAAATTTTGCGGTAGATACAATTTGTGATATTTTAATAGTAGCAGGTGGTGGTGGTGGTGGAACAGTTGAATATACAAATACTTCAGGAACAGGTGGTGGTGGTGGTGGTGGTGGAGTTATATTTTTACAAAATCAAACAATATCAAGTGGAACATATATAATAAAAGTTGGTAAAGGTGGTAAAGGTGATGATTTTAATGATAATACGAAAAAAACTGGACAAAATGGTTATAATAGTGCATTTAGTTATTTATATACAGAAGCAATAGGTGGTGGTGGTGGTGGTTCAAGAACTGATCATGATCCAGGTCAATCAAACAGAAATGATAATAATACAGAAGGAAATACAGGAGGTTCTGGTGGTGGTTCATCTCATGGAAATAGTTCAACAATGTCAGGTGGATTGGGAACTATAAGTGATATATTATTAGCTGATGAAACAACTGTTTTAATTGCAAATTATAGACAAGGATACAATGGAGGAACAGTTCAATATGAATCACCTTATTCTTCTGGTGGTGGTGGTGCTGGAGGAAATGGTAATGATTCATCTGGAATAAATGATGGTAATGGTGGAATAGGAAGATCAGAAGAAAATGGAGTAGATTTTAAAAGATATTTTAATATTGAAAGTTATATAGGAGAACATCATACAGATAATAAAGTTTATTTTGCGGGTGGAGGTTCAAGTGGATATAGAAATAATGATAATAATTATAGTAATGGTGGTTTAGGTGGTGGTGGAAGTTCAAATGATGGAATAAGTAAAAATGGAACATCAAATACAGGAGGTGGTGGAGGTGGTGCAAGAAGTGGTGATGGTGGAACATTACAACATGGAGGTGATGGTGGTTCTGGTATAATAATTATAAAATATAAAAATAAAATTATTAATAATTTAACTTATAATATAATTGAAAATAATATAGAATTCAATTATAATACTATTAGAAATAGTATTGATTTAATAACGGTTCCTTCTACATTACAAAAAATACAAGGATTTATTAGTCCAAATGCTTATAATTGGAATAATGATAATGATTATATAAATTTAAATAATCATGAAAATATATTTAAATCATTTTATACTGGTTTTGAAATAAGTATAGTATATTGGAAAAAAATAAATACAATTGTAGAAAGTAATGATTTAAATATAATAACAAATGATAAAACAATTTTAAATGTTAAAACTTTATTAAATGGATTTATTGAAGTTAATTTCAATATTATTGATAATAATAAAAAAATAACAACAAAAACAAGCAAACCTTTTTTAAATAATAAATGGTATTTAATTGTTATTTCAGCAGGATTAAATGATAATCATATTTCATTAAGTATTGGATTATATGATAATACTTATACAGGAAATTTAGAATCATTTATAGGAAGTTCAATAATATATACATTATTAGAAGATGATAATTTTGATTATAATATAAGTAAATCAAATGGTCAATTAAAAATAGGAAATGATTTAATATTAATTGCAGATATAAGAGTATATAATAAATTTATAAATCCAAATGATATATATAAATTAATTTATACAAATGATGAATTATTTATTGAAAAAAATAATTATAAAGTATTCAGATATAATGATACAAATTTAAATAATAAATGGAATACATCATTATATTTACCTATATATACTGGAACAATAATAAATGATTTAATTTATAATAATAATTATATTATTTATAATAATATTTTTAATGTTAATTTAGATTTTTTTAGTAAATTTTATAAAATAGAATTTACTATTTCATTTTGGAAAAAAGATAATTTTGAAAATAATGTTTCAGATTTTAGTATAGATAATTGTTTAAAATTTATAGCAAATAAAAATATATCTTTACAATTATTTAATAATACAACAAATATAATAATAACAAATAATATAAATTTAGATAAAAATAAATGGTATAATTATATTTTTTCATTAAATTATAATGGTTCAAAATTGATAACAGATATATATATTGGAAATAATTATAAAATTATTAAAAGTATTAATAATATTAATAATAATTTTATACCTTTTTATAATAATATATTACCAAATTATATATCAATAGGTTTGGATAAATATGAAGAAATAAGTTTAATAAATAAATCAATAGGTAATTTTAAAATATTTCCAAGATATATACCAAAATTTATGATTGAAAATATATTACGTGATAATAATGAAGATAATCATATTTTAGAAAATGAGATAACTGGTTTAATATTATGGTATAGATTTCAAGATTTTGAAAATGGATTATTTAATAATATTATTAAAGATTCAAATAAAAATAAATATAATATTAATATTCAAAATAATAATTTAATAGAATTTAATATAATATTAATTTCTAATAATTATACATTATCAGGTATTGATGATAATAATAACATTTATACAAATACTATTTCAAATAATAATAATATAAAAATAATAAATGTTAAAAAGGGAAAATTATTAAAATTAAATATAATTACAAATGATACACATCCATTTATAATAGTTAAAAGTGATATAAATCCAGTTAGAATAGGTAATGATAGTATAAAATATGAAAATATAATATATAATGGAATATATAATAATGGATTAACGAATGGTTATATTGAATGGAATACAAATAATAGTAGTTTAGGTAGATATTATGGTATTTGTATAAATCATGAAAACATGTATTTTATAATAGATATAGTGGATATAGTTAATGATAATATAATAATGTTAAATAATAGTGATTATATTTATAAAAATGTTTATCCATTATTAAATAGTAATTATTTAGCAACAAAAATATTAAATAAAAATTTTAAAATAGAAACACCTATAATAACTGAAAATTTATCTAAATTTACAATAATGTTAAAAATAAGAATAAATGGTTTAGAAGAATATAATATTTTAAAATTTAATAATTTGATATTAAGTATAAGTCAAAATAATATAAAAATAAATATATCAGAAACTATTAATAATTCTGTTCGTGATATAGGTATAGAATATAATTTAGAATGGCATTCAATAATATTAAATTATAATAATAATATTTCATCAATATTTATAGATGGTTATCATTTAAATAGTTATAAACATTTAAATAATATAAATTTTGAAAATAATAAATTTATATTATTTGATAATAGTTTAAATAATTTTGAAAATTATGAAATAAATATTGAAGATTTTAGATTATATAATTATATAATATCAAATGAGAATATAATAAAATATAGTTTAGGTAATATCAATTAAATTTTAATATTATAACCATAACCATTTGCGTTTCGTCTTGATTTACCATAAATAGTATTACCACGATATAATGGAAATTCATTTTCATCTTGTCCCGTACCTTTTAATCTTTCTTCAATGTTGCTTAATCTTTTATTTATATTAATCATTTGAGTATTAATACTATTTATATCAATATTATTAATATTTGTTGTATTTGTATTTGTATCAATATTTGTTTTATTTGTCTCAATTGATGAATCTTTAGATTCAGAATCTTGATTATATTTTGAAATAGTTAAATAATTACTTAAATTAGGATTAGTATATTGAGGATGAGTATGTTTAGAACTATTTTCTTTTTTAATATAAATATTATTTAAATGTGAATGATTATCTTTAGTATGTTTTTGATTAAATAAATTATCTGCAATATTTTTAAATGTGTTAGGAAATTGATTAATAGTATTTTGAAGAGTTGTTAATAAATTATTATTATCACTGGAAGACATACCAGATTCAAAAAATGATTCTATAATATATTTATTATAATTAATATATATAATTAAAAATATTATAATTATTAGTATAATTGATAAAATTATTATTTTCATATTTAAATTATTAGTCATATAAAAAATGATTAATAGTATAATTAAATGTTAAATGATATTAATTGTTGTTGAATCATTAGCTAAATCAAAAAAAATTAATAAATTTTTAGAGAATGAAGATGAAAAATATATAGTATGTGGTTCATTTGGACATATAGAAAATTTACCAAAAAATAGATTAGGTGTTGATAAAATAAATTGGATTCCAGAATATGAAATAACAAATAAAAAAATAGCAAATGATATAAAAAATAAATCAAAAGATTGTAAATATGTTTTATTAGCAGGTGATAGTGACTTAGAGGGTGATCAAATATGTAAATCAATATCTGATTTAATTGATAAAAATATTCCAAGATATAGAATTATTTTTCATGAAATTACAAAAAATGCTATTTTAAAAGCAATAAATGATAAACATGATTTAAATTTAGATAGGGTTAAAGCTCAAAATACACGTAGAATGTTAGATAGAATAGTAGGTTATGGATTATCTCCTACATTATGGAATCATTTTAATATTAATACTTTATCTGCCGGTAGAGTTCAATCTTGTTTATTATCAATTATTATTAATAAATCTCAAGAAGTTTATAATCCAATTGAAAAAATTAATTATTCAATAAAAGCAGATTTTAAAGATGAATTAATAAATACAAATTATATTAATAAAAATTTATATGATTTATCAAATGATAAAATATTAAATAAAATTAATATTTTATCAGAATATAAAATTGAATATAAAATAAAAGATTCAATTCAAAATCCAGCACCTCCATATACTACATCACAAATACAAATTGATATTGCAAATTTATTTAATATTAATTCAAAAAAAACAATGGATATTCTTCAAAAATTATATGAAAGTTCATATATAACTTATCATAGAACAAATTCAACATGTGTATCTTTTTTATTTAAAAATCTGTGTAATAAATATATAATTGAAAATTATGGTGATATTTATTCAAAACCAAGATCATATGGTATATCTGAAAAAAATCCACATGAAGCAATAAGAGTAGTAGATATTAAAAGGGTTAATATAGATAAAGATGATTTATCAAATAAAATATATAATTTAATATGGAAACGATCAATTAAATCACAAATGTCATCAGCAATTTATGATCAATATGATATATTAATTCATAATGATATAGATTATTTTGAAACTATTAAAAAAAAATTAAAATTTATAGGTTTTTTAATTATTGATAATAAAGAAATTGATAAAACAATATTTAATATTCCAAAAATTACTAAAATATTAAAAATTAAAACTAATTTAACAATTGATAAATTAACTTTATATAATGATAGTACTATAATTAAAATTATGCAAGATATTAATATAGGAACCCCTGCTACATATGCAAGTACAATAACTAATCTTTTTGATAAAGGATATATTGAATATACTACTAATCCATCTAAACAAATTAATCTTATTGAATATTATAAAAATGCTAATAATCCTGATATTATTTCAAAAAAAAATGTTATATTAGATTTGTATACAAAAGGTAATAATAAAATGATACATAATACAGATATTGGTTATAATGTTATTCAATATTTAAATACTATAAGTCCATATATATTAAATAAAGAAACTACTCAAAAAATTGAAGAAAAATTAGAATTAATTTCAAATGGAGAATATAATAATAAAGAATTATTAAATGAATTTAATTTAGAATTAAATAAATCTATAGAAAAATCTAATCAAATTAAACCTATTAATAATATTAATAGAATTATTAATACTAAATATGGTAAAAGTATTTTAACTACTGATAAAAAATATATTAATATTGAAGGATATTTAAAACAATTTAATAAAAAAGATATAACTGAAAAAGAAATTGATTTTTTAATTAATTTACCAATACAATGTAATGAAAAGAATATAATTAATGGTAAATTTGGACTTTATTTTCAATTAACAAATGAATTATCTGATAAAAAAATATCAGAATATGATTTTAATATATTTATTGAATTTATTTCTGATAAAAAACTTAATTATGATATATTATTTAAAAATAGTAATAAAGTTATAGATACAAAATATGGTAAATGTATTTTAACAATAGATAAAAAATTTATTAATATTGATGGTTATTTAAATCAATTTAATAAAAAAGAAATTACAAAAAAAGAAATTGATTTTTTAATTAAATTACCATTTTTGTATAATAATAATTATATTTATAATGGTAAATATGGTCTTTATTTTAAATCAAAAGATAATTTAACTAATATTAAAATTGATAAAAATGAATTAAAAAATATTATTTCAATTTATTGTAATTAATACTTTATCAATATTATCAAAAGTTTTTTTTAAAATTTTTTTATTATTATAATATATTTTTTGTTTTATTTTTTTATTTAATAAAGGTTCTTCTTCTTCATCATCACTATCTTCTAATAAATTTATATAATTTTCAAAATTTATTCTATTACATTTTTCACAAAAATAACCTAATATTTCAATATTATAAAATGAAATAGTTTGAATTTTAGAATTAATTGGTTTATTATTAAAACATTCACCAGCGCATATTTCTTTATTTTTCCATTTTATTAATATTTTTTTATCTGTATTAATAAAATTATTTATTAAATTTTCAAACATTTATAAGATATTATTAATATATAATATATTTTTATATATTATAATATTTCTTCATCAATAATATTTTTTCTTGGTGTTTTTATAATATTATCTGGTTTAAATATCATTTTATCTTTAAGTTCGTTAGTAATTATATATTCATTACTTTTTTTAACTATTTTTATTTTTTCATCTTTTCTATTTTTACAACATTCAAATAATTTATCTAAATTCATATTTATTTTTAATATATAAATATTATATTTATATATTAAAATATTAAAATATTGAAAGATTTCTATATTATATTATAATGGAAATATCATGTTTATATATTCATAAATATAATTATAAAAATATTATAATAATTTTTTATAAATTTAATGATAATATATTTATTGAAATTTCAGAATATTATATTTATAATAATATTAATTTATATTCTAATAGAATATCTAAATTTAGAAATTTAATTTCAATATTTTATAATTCTTTTAATACTCTTAAAAATAAATATAAATTATTATATAATTTTTATATTTTATCTAAAATTTTATCATTTAAATCTATTAATAATAATATTCAAACATTATGTATATATAATTTTAATAATATACTTGAATATTTTTCTTATATTCCTTATAATTTTTTAAATATTAAAAAATATTATAAATTTAATGAAAATATAATAGATGTTACACATATTATTAATAATACTAATTTAAATTTAATTATTAAATTAATTATTAATTTTCAAAATAATATATTAAATAATTTAGAATATGAAATAATGGATATTAATAATAATATTAAATATCAAGATAATTTATTTATAATAATATTAAATTTATATAATATTTATAATTTAAATCATAATATTATTGATATTATTAGTAAATATATATAAAAATATATTAATTATCTGTAAATCCATGTTCTACACTTTCTATTATCAAAAGTTCATATAATCTTGTTTTTGTGTTTTCAAAATTTAAATCACCTAAAGGTCCTATTTCTAACTGATTAAAACAAGTAGCAATTTTTAATTTATAACTAACGTCTGAGGAAAATAATATATATTTATCTGTTTCATATAATATACTTGATCCTGTCCAATATTTTAATAAAAATTCTACAAATTCAATATGATTTTTTGGATAAATTTTTTTTTTATTTCTTGGTTTAATTTTTTCACTATCTATAAATTGTTGAGGAAATTCAACATCATCATTTAAAATTTCTATAAATGCTTTTAATTGGATTGGTAATTCTTGTTGACCAAATCTTTCTTTAATTTTTGGTATTAATATTTCTTTAATTCTGTCTATTGTTAATTCAGTTAGAAATAACATTTTATTAAGTTCAATAACACTTATTTTATTGAAAATAAAATAATTATATAAATTTTTTGAAACTGAATGAAAACCTGCTATAAAACTATTAATAATATCATTATCAAAATAAGAACCTTCATGTGCTGTTTCAATCATATATTTATATAAATTTTCTTCTGTTTCTAATTTATCATTATCATCAAATAATTCATTTATTACAACTAATGAGTTTTCATAATAATATTCTAATGTTCTAAAATTATCTGAATCAAGAGTATAATGATAATAATATTGATGTTGTAATATTTTATATTTATCATTATTAAATGTTCTATTATTATATTTTGTTACCATTCTAAATAATAATGTTCTTGCTAATTTTATTTTTAAACCAGATTTTGCTTTTAATAAAAAAAATACCATTTGTCCTATAAAATAATAAAAATCTTCTAATTTTTCTAAAGAATCATTTAAAATATTTTTAGCATCTTCTAAAGTTAAATTAATATTAGGTATATATATGTCAATATCATTATCTAATTTAATAAAAATTTTGTCTTCAATATTATTTATTTTTGCTGTTAATAAATCTATAAATTCTCTTTGAGGACCACCTAAATCAATTGCTGTTACAGGATCTTCTAAAAATTTTATTTTTAATCCTTTTTCTATCAAAGAATAAGATTGATGTGTTCTTACTTTTAAAAATTTTTTTAAAAATTTTTCATCTTTAAATTTTATAAATAATTCTTTTAATATATTATTTCTATTTGTAATTTCAAGTGTTATATCACCATTAAAAGTATAAGAGTTTTTTAATTTGATTTTTGCTTTTTCTTTTTTTTCATTATCAAATACATGTATTTTTTTAGTATATTTTGAACAATATTTAATTAATTTATTTAATAATTTTTTTAAATCATGTTGTTTTTTTGCTTCTGTTGTTAATTTTTGTGATTCTAATATTTTTTTAAATGTATCAGTACATCTGATATCAATATCATCTTCTTCATTATAAGTATTTGAATTTGTTCTTGTTGATTTTATTTTTGATGATTGTTGTGATGATGATGATAATAATGTTGAATGTGATGGTGATTGTGATAATAATAATGATGGAGATGAAGGTAGTGGTTGTTGTCTTGGTTGTGATGATGGAGATGAAGGTAGTGGTTGTTGTCTTGGTTGTGATGATGAAGATAGTGATTGTTGTCTTGGTTGTGATGATGGAGATGAAGATAGTGATTGTTGTCTTGGTTGTGATGAAGATAATCAATTTATAATATGTTGTGCAGCTGTATTTAATGTTGAAAAATCATCTATATACATATTACTAAATGTATTTCTATTATTTAAAAAAAGTCTTGCTAAGCGTATTTCATTATTATTTTGTTGAGTATTATTATTATTAATATTATAATTTAATAATGAATTATATATCAAATTTCGCATTTCTTCATCAATTTCTTCATTACCTCCTTTATAATTTTTTATATATTTTATAACTTTATCATTAGTACTTCTTGGTCTTCCAGGACCTCTTGGTCTTTCAGGACCTTTTGGTCTTTCAAGACTTCTTTCTTGAATTATTTTTTTACTTCTTTCTTGAACTCTTCTATTTATTCTTGTATTTATTCTGGGTGTCATTTTATTTATATTAAATATTTTATACTGGATTTCTTGGAGTTCTTGGAGTTTTTTGAATATTATTAATCATATTTTTTTTTATTTCTTCAGTTATTAAATCAGTATTATTATGATATTTAATATCATTTTGTTTTTGTATATTTTTTTTTTCATTTTCTCTTTTACATTTACAAAATTCAAATAATTTATCAAAATCCATTTATGTTTTTTTATATAAAAATGATTTTTTAATTTTAAATATATTTAAAATGTTAAATGAAAAACAATTATTAGTTGTTAATTCTGTATTAAAAGGTTTAAATATTTTTTTAACAGGTTCTCCTGGAACAGGAAAATCATATGTATTAAAAGAAATAATATCAAAATATAAATTATTAAAAAAAGGAAATATATATATAACTGCAACAACCGGATGTGCTGCTGTAAATATTAATGGTATAACATTACATTCATTATTTGGAATAAAACCTAATATAAATATATATACATATGTTAATAAATTATTAAAAGTTAAATTTAATAATCAAATTTATAAACAAATTTTTTTTATTGATTTTTTAATTATTGATGAAATATCTATGTTAGATGATAAATTATGTGATAATATTGATTATATTTTAAAAAATATTAAAAATAATAATAAACCATTTGGTGGTATTCAAATATTATTTGTTGGAGATTTTTTTCAATTAGCACCAGTTGAAAATAGTTATTGTTTTAATAGTAAATCATGGAATGAATTAAATCCTTTGTTAATAGAATTAACAGAACCAGTAAGACATAATAATGATATGGCTTTTCAAATAATTTTATCAAAATTAAGATATGGATTAATAAATGAACAAATTTATAAAATATTAAAATTATTAAAAAAAAATAATTTTGATAATGATGAAATTAAACCTACAATATTATATCCTAATAATATTGATGTTGATAAAATAAATAAAGATAATTTAAATTTATTAATTAATAATAATTATAAACATAAAACTTATTATCCACAATTTTATAATATAAAACCAACTAATAATTTTGATATACAATTAACTGAAAATTCACAAATTATGGTAACAAGGAACATATCAATTAATGATCAATTAATTAATGGAACACGTGGTGTTGTTATTACATTAAAAGATAATAGTGTTATCATAAAAACACAAAAAGGATTATATGAAATTAATTATTATATTGATTATATTAATAATAATAATAAAAAATTTATTAAATTTATTCCATTAAAATTAGCTTATGCTATTTCTATACATAAAAGTCAAGGAACAACTATTGATAAACTTAAACTTGATATTGGTAATAATATATTTGCTAATGGACAAGCTTATACTGCATTATCAAGAGCTAAATCTTTAAAAGATATACAAATAATTAATATTAATTATAATTCTTTTAAAACAGATTTGAATATAATTAAATGGTATAATTCACAAGAAAATATTTAATTTCTTTTTTCTTCAGTATTATCAATTTTTTTTTCAGTATTATCAATATTTTCTTCTTTATCAACATCATTATTTTCTTCATCTTCATCTTCTTCTTCTTCTTCTATAAGATCATCATCATCATCATCATCTTCATCTTCATTAATATTTTGTGACATTCCTCCAAATAAATCCATAATATTAGGTGGTTTGAATGGTGGTTTATTATTTGATTTTTTAAGTTCTTCTAAAATAAGTAATAATGTATTATTAATACTTTCAAGTAAATCAGTATCTAATTTTGGCATATTTAATTAATTAATTACTAATTTCTTTATATAAAATAAATATGAAATCGACAAATATAATTTTATTAATAATAATAATAATAATAATAATAATAATATATAATTATAATTTAATATTTAAAGAAAAATATAAAAATTGTCCAAAAGAATGTAATAATAATGATGAATGTGCAATAGGATTAACATGTATAAATAAATGTTGTATTTAATAAAAAATATCATATCTATATATATAAAATATATATAAAATAATTACAATTGATACTAAAAAAGTAATTCTATAAATAAAATAATTATAATTTAAATTAAATAAAGTATCATTATTTGATATATTAATACCCCATGAAGTCATAATAACTAAAATAGGTAAAGCAGAAACAGATACAATATTTAAAATTCTTGAATTAATCATATCATTATATATTGCTTTATTCATAATAGTTTTATCAATTTGTTCATATAATTTAAAAATGTTATTTAATTTTTTTTGATATTCAATATTATTAAAAAATGATATTGAATCTTTAAATTCAAATAAAATAATATTAAAATTATCTAATAAATAATTACTTTTTTTAAACATATAAAAATTCATATTTTTAATATCATTTCTTAACATTATAAATGTTTTCTCTATTTGTGACAAATATTCATTATAATTATCTAAATATTTAATATTATCTTTTTCATAAATTATATCATTATTATTTATTGATATTAATACTAATAATTTTGATAATTTAGGTATTCTATATTCTATATTATTTATTTTTATAATTTCTTCTTTATTTTTTTGAATATAAAAAGGTGGATCATTTAAAATACTATTATCAAAAGAAATAATATAACCTTTTTTATAGTGTTTATTTATAGTTTCACTACTATATATAAATTTTTTATATTTATCATCTCTAATATTCATTTTATTTTATTTTACATAAAGAATATATATATTTATAATTTTAAAATGAAAACAGGTATTTTTATATTTTCAAATAAAATAAATAAAAATAATTTAAAATTAACATTATATTTCTTTTTTAAAAATTATAATTCAATATATAAACATAATATATATATTTTATATGATGATTTTGATGATAATGATATAATTGAAATTAAATCAAGTATTAGAGATGATTTTAAAAATTTAATTAATTTCAAAAAAATTAATCTTTATATACCAGATAATATTGATAATGATAAATTAACTGAAATAATAAATATAGAATTTGAAGATTGGGAAACTATATATCAAAGAAAATTAAATCATTTTTGGTTATTTGATTTTTGGGAAAAAATAGCAATTGATTTTGATTATATTTTAAAATTGGATGATGATTTATTAATTGAAGAACCAATAAGAGAAGATTTTTTTAATATTATAGATAATAGAGCAAATAATATATTATTTACTATGTTAAAATATAAATGTTCAATTGGTTCATATTCTTTTAAAAATTTATTAGAAACAAATTTTAATAATGATATTGAAAAAGTAAATAATAATTTTAATAAAGAAAATATAAATAATAATTTAAATAATTTTAAAAAATTACATAAATTAGTTTTTAATAAAGAATATAATGAAAATGAATTAGAATTATTTAAACCAATAGTTCCATCTGATTCATTAATTGTAATGAGAACTTCATTTTTTACTGGAAATAAAATTAAACCATTTTTAGATAGAATTAAATTATTAGGTTATGTCTTTTATTTAAAATGGGATTTTAACCTTATTTTACCACTTTTAGCAATTATGCATAATAATGATAAAATTACAAGATGTATTTTTAAAGTTTCTAAAGAAATTGATAGATATTCAATCAATAATAATAATAAATTAATTACTAATAAATTATCTAATTATACTGAATCTGGATGTATATCTAAAAAATGATATAAAAAATTATCATATTATAATATATTATGTTTGATTTGAATTATTACAAAAAATTAAAAAATAAAAATTATGTTGAAGAACCAACTGTTGAATTAATTATTATATATGAAGATATTATCTTAAATAAAAAAAAATATAATAATATTGCATTAAAAGAACTTTTTAATTATAGAATTAAAAATCTTGAAAAAATTATAAATGAAAAAGAAATTTTAAAATATCCTGCTTTATATTCTGAACATTTAAAAAATAAAATTAATTATAAAAATATTGCTAAAACTGATGATAATTTATATTTAATATTTTTTTGTAAAAAAATTAATAAATTTGAATTAATTACTAATTCTAATGAAACTGAAAATATTAAAAAACATATTGTTGAATTAGCATTAAAAAATGCTAATTTATTATGAAATATTATGTTCAAATTTCATTTGTTTATATGCATACATTTTTTCATAACTATTAACTATAGGTAAATGACCATCTTTATATCCATAATATTTTTCTTTTGATTCTGATTTTCTATAATTTAAAGTTTTTAATGGTAAAATATCAGGTAATTTATAATTTTGAATAATTTTATTATCAGCTATTAAATATATTGTAGGTGGAATTTTATCTCTTCCATTTGGCATATAATAACTATTTGGATATTTAAATTCAATATTAAATGTTGCTTCATTTATTTTATAAATATTTGGAGTATTTTCAAATGCTATTTCACTTGATGGAAATGGTTGACCACTACCCGAATAATTCATCATTCTATCAATTGGATTTGCTGCTATTATTTTTGCATTTTTATATGGAATATTAATTGTTCCTTTTATTAATACTCTATCATTATTTATTGTTATGTTCATTATTTATAATATATAAATATTATAATAAATATATTATTATATGTTAAAAGCTAATTTTTATTATTATCAAAATATTTATAAAAATAAAATTAATAAAGTTATCAAATTAAATAATATTTTTGATATTCAAAATAATTTTGAATTTGAAGAAATTTTTAATTCTATTTATTATAATAATAATATCAATAAAATACTTAATAATAATAAATTTAATTTTAAATATACAAATAACTTAATTAATAATTTTATTAATTGGTTTGAAAATTATTATATTGGATTTAATTTTTTAACCAAAAATGAATTAATTCATATATTAAAATTTTATAATAGAAATTTTAATTTTAATAATTTTAATATTAATAAACTTATTGAATATTTAAAAAATATTATTTTACATTTTTTATTTAAATTTACTAAATTTTTAAAATATTATTATTATGAAAAATTATTAAATTAAACCTGCTTCACTTGGTGTTAAACAACCACCTGGTAAATTGGTTTTACCTGTATAAGGATGAATCCATGATTTTTCACCTGTTATTTTTTTTATATAATATATTACTCCTTTATCATTAATTTTTATTTTTCTACTTCTATTTTCAAACCATTCACTATCTACAGTTAATATTGGTTGTTCTTCAACTACATCATATAATTTTCTTTTTTTACATCTATATAATTCTTTATCATTACAATATTTAGGAGCAGTTGGTGAATAAGAAATATTATTTAATTCTGTATTTGATTTTTCATCAAAATATTTAGGTATATTGTAATTTGGAGAATATTCTTGAGCACTTGGTTCATATTCAAATAAATATGATTCATCATTTAATGATTTTTTTAAAGAATTAACTAAATTACTAATTAATTTTATATCTTTTGTTTCTTCTATAATATAATTATTTAATTCAGAATTAATTCTTTTTTCATTTCTTTCATTATAAGAATCACTATTATTCCATCCTAATTCATTTTTATCATTTTTATGATAATTATATATATTTTGATTTATTATATATTTATTTATTTTATTACAAAATATTGGTTTTTCATCATCTTTTATATGATAAAAATTACATTTTTTATTATTACAATAATTATTTTTACATTTATCATTATAAAAATATCTACATCTTTTATATATTTGATTTTCATTATCTTCTGGATAATTTATTAAATTGAATGATTTATTTGGAAAATAAATTATAGTTTTTTTAATTGGATCATAATAATGTTCATATTTACTATTTTTACAGTTACATTTTAATAAATCATTTTTAATATTATATGGCATTTTTTATTAATTTAATATTTTAAATTAAATTCATTTTTTATCAAAAAATAATATTTATTTAAATTATATTTGTTCTAATTAAAATAATATAAATGCCTAAAACTACTTTAAATGATAAATTTGATAATATAATTGAAAAAATTCAAAAACAAATTGATAATATTAAGAAATATGATTCAAATTTTAAAAATGATTTTGAACTTAAATGTTATGAACATTATTTAATTCATTTTAATAATGTTAAAAAAAATCGTAAAATTAAAATAAATCAATTAATTTTTCAAAGATTTAATCAAAAATTAGAAGAATTTGAAAAATTTATGAAAGAAAATAAAAAAAAATTTGATAAAATTGTTAAATTAAATTTAGAAATTACAAATAAAACAGATAAAAAAATTATTAATGAATTGATAGATGAAAGAGAATTATTAATACTTAATATTAATAATGATTTTGTTACTTTTCAATATGAAGAAGATTTAAAAGATAATAGTGTTATTCATAATAATAGACAATATAATAAAAAACAAGATAAAAATAGAAGAGAAATGTATAATTTTTTTAAAAAATATGATAAAAATGAATTATTAATACTTAATTTTTTTAAAAAATACGATGAAAATATACCAATTAAAATGAATATTGATGATTCATATGTTGATTTAAAATATGATTCAGAAGATGATATAACACCATTAAATCATATTCAAAAAATATCATTTTGGTATATATATTTAAAATGGATATTATATAATAATAATATTGAATGGAATAAAGCTAAATTATTGGAAGAAACACTTGGAATTCCTATTGAAATTGAACATTATGATAATTTACATCATTTAATTGTAAAATTATCTAATAATAAATTAAATTACAATAAATTATACCAATTAAATCTCGATAATCCTTCAGAATTTCCATTAGAAAATGGGGGTTTTGATAATTTAATTTTAAATGATAAAAAAAAAAAAATCAATATAAAAATTTTATTAGAGAATTTACTATATTTAAATATACACAATTTAATGGTCATCATAGAGATAATTTAGTTGCTTTTGGTGAAGCATTAAAATTATTAGAAAAAAAATATAGAAAACTTTCTTTAAAACATGATAATCAAGAAATATTAATTGATTTTTACAATAAATTAATATTATTAATTGAAGTTTCTATGAATGAAAAAACTGCATCTCAATTTTTTACTAATAAATTTGAAATTGATACTTCATTAAAAAAAAAAGATTTAACAAAAATATCAAAAAAATTTTATCAAATATGGATTCATGATAGAGGTTTTATTTGGGGAGCTAAAAAAGGAAATGATTGGTTAAATAATCCAAGAACAAAAGGAACCCCCGGATATGCATCATTAAGAGGCTTTTTAATGGGATTATCAAGACCAATGTTAATTTTTAAACAAAAATATAATAAAAATTTAGATTGGGGTAGATTTAAGCATTATGATTTTATTATTAATTATGATTCTATTCCAAAAAATAAAATTTATACTAAAAGTTTTATACCAAAATTATTAAATAAAAAAACTTTCTATAGTGAATCAAAAGATCAATATATTGATCCTATGGATGCTACATATGCTGATAATTTTGATAAAAAAGATAGATCTAAATCATCGTCAATTCATAAATCTTCTTCATTATCTTCTTTACCAACAAAATCATCTGGATTTAAATATTCATCAAGTGATCCTATGCCTGAGGATTAATATGTTGTTTTTTATCCTATAGCTGATATTATACCTGATCCTTAATCTGATCCTGAATTTTATAGGAAATGGATAAACGATAGTAAATTTTTTAAAAAAAAAAATAATTTATTTTTTGATACAAAAACTACATCTAAATCATTATCTTTTCTAAAAAGTAATTCATTCTAATAAAAAAAAATTAATTAATATGAAGATAATTTTCATACAAAAATAATATCTAAATCTTTTTTTAATAGTAATTTATCTATTTAATAACTTCTACCATCACCTAATCCATTTGGATTAACTTCTTTTCTATTACAAGAAATTTCATTACAACTTACTACATATCTTTCTGGATGAACTATATCTTTATTCACTATATTTTTACATGGAACACAATCAGCTACATCATACAAACTATTATTTCTTTGACGTTCCATCTCTTTTAATGCATTTTGTTGTAAATACATTCTTATATTATAAGAACTTAAACCCATATTATTTTTATTTAATTGATTATTTAAATCTTGATTTACACCACATCGTGTTTTATAATCTGTTGTTACTCTACCATCTGCCATCCACATTGGACATGAACTTTCATTTTTTGAAACAGAACATCCACTATTACAACTCATTTTATTTATTATCTAATATTTTAAATTTTTATATAAATACAATTATCTTCTGATATATATTCCAATAATTTATTATCTATTATATTATTTTTATTATCAAACTGTTCCAAATCTTTATCCATAAAAATATCATTATTTATTATTTCTATCTGATTTACTATCTCATCTTCTCTTTCTTTTCTTGAATTATTTCCATAATTACATATACTATTTTTTCCATTATAAACACTATTAAATATACTATTTTCCAATATTATTCTTTTTTTTATATCTTCCTTTTTTTCATAAAATTTTAATAATGGCTTATATTTTATTTCCTTATTTTTTAAATTATTATATATATTATCATATTCATCGATTTTACCTATTATTTCATTATATTCTTCATTATTTGGTAACATTATCAATTTATTTTTACATTTATTTAATTCATTATTTTTATTATTTATATCATTTATTGATATATTATAATCATTCAATTTACATATCTTATTTACATTCTTTTCTTCATTTATAAAATTATTATTATTTCTATCTATATTTTTTAAATTTTCTCTATATTTATATATTTCTTTTAATTTTATATTTAAATTTCTCATTATTAATTTATAATTTTTATCATTTGATTTATATATTTTATATAAAGATTTTTTATTTTTCATATTTATTACACATTTATTTATTTCATCCTTTATCTCTTCTATCAAATTATCCTTTTTTATATTTAATTCATCTATTATATTTTTTCCATTTTCTCTTTCATTTAATTTTCCTATATTATTTTCAATTTTATCAATTTTATCTTCTAAATTTAATATATTATCAGTTATATATATATTATTTAAACCTATTAATGATAAATCAAATTTTATATTCAGTTTTTCTTTTAATTTTATATCATCACATATATCTTTTTCTATTATATATACTTCTTTATCCACTAACATTGATACCAACTTTATTACATATTTATCATTTGATATACTTAAAAAATTTTCACTAAATAATACACCATTATCTAACTCTTTAAATATCTTATTATTTTCTAATTTACATATTCTTATTTTTATTACACTTATTTTTAAATCTTTTAAATTATTTCTTTTATTCAATTTTTTACATTCTATTCTTAAAAATTTATCATTTACATTTATATTATTAACTTCATTTATAAAAAATCCTTTATTTTTACATATTTCTTCTTTTGTTTCATCAAACATTTTATCAAAATATATATTGTAATTTTCATCCTTTTCATCCTTTTTACTATATATCTTATCATTACTATTACTATAATATTTATTTACTTTACATGATAACCAATTTTTTGAATTACCTAAATATTCTTCTGCATTTTTACTACCAAATTTATCATCATCTTTTGTCTTAAAATATCTCTTATAATTATCATCCTTCATTTCCAATTTATTCAATATATATTTACATTTTCTATCAAATAAATTATGTCTTTCTTTTAAATCATATACTTTCATTAATACATTTTTTATTTTATTTTTATCATCCATTTTTGCTATATTATATAATAATTGTAATTCACCCATATTACCATATTTTGATTTACAATAATCATTATCTATAAATTTATATAAATAACATTTATTCATATCATTGAAATTTTCTATCTTATTATCATAATAATATATTAATATTAATATTATTAGTAATACCACTACGAATATTATATTTTTCATTTTATTATATATACTTATATTTAAAAAATATATTTATTATTTATAATAATATGTCAATTGATGATATACAATATTTAAAACAAAATAGTTTTAAACAATCATATTCTTTTATTATTGATTCTAAAGATAGAAATTATCTCGATTTTAGAGATCCCAATAATTATACTATTACATTTGATGAACCATTCAAAAATGTTTTTGGTCTTGAAGTTATAGATGCATCTGTTCCTAAAACTATGTATAATATTGATAAATATAATAATAAATTATTTATTAAAATTAATAAACCAAATAATTCAAATTTTATTAATGAAACTATTTATAATGATCAATTTGAGGAATTTGAAATTAAAGAAGGAGAATATTCTATTTCTACTCTTATTAAACAAATTAATAATGAATTATATAAACAATATCAAAATGATATTAAAATTAATGCTTTATCTACACCTCCTGAAATAACTAATAAAATACAATTTAAATCACAATATCAATTTATTTTAAATATGAATAAATCTACTATTAATAAATCATTAGGTTTTGATCTTACACAAAATGATAATCAAAATCAATTTTTTCAATATATACCTGAAATTTCTAATGATATTACTAAATATAAATTTTTTTTAAGTAAACAAAATAATCAAGATAATCAAGATAATCAACATTTTATTACTTCTCCTGGTATTGTTGATCTTATTGGAGAAAAATATGTTATACTTAATTGTCCTGAAATTGAAGATCATTCTACTGTTTCTTTATCATATTCTAAACATAATTTAGGATTAGCCAGATTTAAATTAGGAATTATTGGTTATAATGATGAAAATATATCAATTAATAAAACTAAATTAAGAGAATTTCATCCTATTGGTAAATTTTCAAAAATGACATTACAATTTAAAACACAACAAGGATTTTTATATGATTTTAAAGGCACTAATCATAATATTACTTTTAATATTCATTATTATCAAGCATATGATATTAATCAATTTAATAAATCAATTCTTAATCCTAATTATAATCCAAACTTTTTAAAATATAAAATTGATTATCAACTTAATAATAATTCTAAATCTGAATCTGAATCTGAATCTGAATCTGAATATGAATCTGAATCTGAATCTAAATCTAATTCTAAATCTGAATCGGAATCTAAATCTGAATCTGATTAATAAAAAAATAAATTATATTTTTATTTATTTATTTTTTAATTTTGATATTATTTTACTTATATTTTTTTTATTATTAAAATATTCTTTATTTTGTGACATATATTCTAATATTTTATCATCTGTTTCACCTTTTCTTAAAGCTTTTAATATATAAGCTTCTTTGTTTTCACTTTTAAAATTTTCTATTTTATTATCCATATTTTTACATACTATATATATTCCTATTAAACTTATTAATACTAAAATTATTATTGTTAATATTATATTATTTAATAATATACCCATTATTTTACTTTATTATATTATAATAAAAGAAAACTACTTATTAAATATGTTTGATGGAACTGACTTAAATCTTGTTTATGGCGATATGAATCAAGATATGTTATCACCACCACAAATGCAATCTAATAAACCTGTAAAACAAGCACAAATTCCACCTGATACTAATTATAATGTACCTGATGATGTTTATCAACAACAAGAACCTAAAGTTATATACAAACAAGAACCTTCTTTTTGGGAAAAATTAGGTAATAATAAAAATGAAGTTTATAAATTATTTCTATTTGCTTTAGTTATTTTACTTGCTATTGCTATTGATAAATTTATATTCTTTTATTTTAAATCATATTTAGATGATACTATACTTAATTCTACTAATGAATTCTTATTCAGATTATCATATCCTGTTTCTATTTTAATTGTTTTATGGATACTTAAAACATTATAATTTTTTTATTTTTATTTATTAAATAATGTTAAACATATTTAACTATATAATCAAAGATATACCAGTAAATATTCAAATTAATATATATTTTTATTACTTATGTCTATTTATTTTATTATTATACATAATTTATATTATTATTAATGTTATATTTACATTTATATATTTATCCAAATTTACTACATACAATAATAAACAACTTTATATATTATTAACTGAATATTATCAAGCTAAATATTACTCATTTATTACTAAAGATCTTACATACTATTCTGGACAAACATTTACTGATATTATTAATAACTTAATCGGTAATACCAGTATTATTACTATTATTGATATTATATTCAATATTATTTTTATTTCTTTTATTATTTATATTATTTATACATATAAACCTATTTATTAATTTATATTTATTAAATAAAATGGACTATTATTATCATATTTTATATATTTTAACCATATATTTTATTATTAGATTAGTTTTAAATATTTTACAATTATCACTTGTTAATTATAATACTATTTCTATATTATTACAAAATACTGATGAAATTTTTAACATTTATATTGATAAAAAATATTTACAATTATCCATATTTGATAATATTACTAATAAACCTTTAGACTATAATAACCTTTTTTCTATTAATGATTATATTATTATAAAAAAAGATTTTAACCAATTTATTCAATATTATAATGATATACAAATTAATAATGATATTAAATCATTATATCCCACTAATACTAATATCTCTATTGAATTTTTACAAAAAAAAGCTATTTTTACTTATTTATTAATTGATTATGATAATCTATATAATAAAAATAATAAATTAATTAATATGTTTTTTAAAAATAATTACAATAATTCTTTTTATCTTATGACACATAATTCTACTAAACTATTTTCTTCAACATTTGAAAATACACTTAATAAACTCAAAAATAAATTAAATATTACTGATAAAATTAAACAAGATATTAGCAATGATATTAACTTATTTAATAATTTACTTTTTAAATTAAAAACTAAATTTAATATTACTAATTATATTTATTATACTGATATTATTACCATATTCTTTTTATTATTATTATTTATTCTATTTATATTTTATTTTATTAATAATATTTTTATTAAATTTTTTATATTTTTAATACTATTTTTTATTGTATTTATACTTATTAATAGAGATCCTAATATTATTATTATTATTTTATCTATTATTTTAATTTCAATTATTTATTATTATAAAACTTCTAATCAAATATTCTAATTATTATATCAATTATAAAATAAAATAACAAAAAAATGAATTCTAAAATAGATAAAATTAAAAATCAAGCATCTAAACTAAAAAAAAAATTTACAGATAAAACTGATTCTCTTTCAAAAGGTAAAACTGCTGAATTTCTAAAAAATAACGTTCAGAATCTTTTAAAAACTAAAACTGGTCAATTTCTAAAAGAAAAAACAGAAGATTTTTTACAAGGCAAAAAACAACAAAATTTTAAACCTAATCAAGTAGATTTAAAAAATGATCAAGTAGATTTAAAAAATGATCAAGTAGATTTAAAAAATGATCAAGTAGATTTAAAACCTAATCAGCAAGATTTAAAACAGGATCCTATACATATTCTTGATGACCAAATTTTAAAAGATAATATTAAAACTTTATTTATTTATATTATTATTACTATTATATTTATGCTTATCTTATTTTTTATTATTTTATTATTATTTTTTATTATTATATTACCATTACACATATTTTTTAATAAACTTTCTGATAATTCTTGGAATAATATTTCTAATGTTCCTTTATTTAAATTATATAAATACCACTTTATTAACTATTTATTCCATAATACTAATAATATTAATTTTTCATACATATTTTATAATGACTTATTTTATTATAATTCTTTTAATATTTTATTAATTTTATCATTCTTTTTATTACTTTTACTATTTATTTCATTTATATATTATTCTTTAAGTTTAGTTCTTTCTATCCCTCTTGATCAAAAATTTCATGATAATTTACCTGATAATTTTACTCTTTTTAAAATTGTTTTATATATTACTATTATTACTATCATTTTATGGTATATTAATAATATTGCATTTAATACTATTATTTATAATAAAATTAATAAAATTTACATTAAATCACAAGAGTTTGATGTATTAGTTAATGAATATTTTATTAAAAATGATAATATTACCAAAAATATTCTTAATTCATCTATATCAGATAAACTTTCAGAATATATTAAACAAAATTATAATCAAAATATTTTTATTAATTATTATGATAATAAAATTGAAGTTCAACAAATTATTTTTACTTTCTTTTTATCCAAATATATACAACATACTTATATTGAAGTTCATGATACTTCTAATTATAATTTTAATATTGATAATAAAATCAAAAATTATCTTAAAGATCCCATTAATTCACAAGACACTTTTATTGGCTTTTTATGTGATAATATCAAATTTAATGAATTTGTTTATAATAATTTTAAAACTATTCATGATATTATACCACCAGATTTTATTACTGATGATAATAATAATAATATTAATTGGAATATAATTCAACAAGATTTTGAAACAGATTTTAATTTCTCTTATGATGACTATAATTTTGATATTACATATTCAACCGTTATGTTTTTTATTTCTTTAATTATTTCTATCATTACTATTATATTTATTATTAATTATATTAATAATTAAAATTATTAACAATAATTAAAATATGGAAGATATAGAAGATAAAAGTATTACTTTTTTAAAACAACATATTCAAATTATTTTAACTTTTATTATATTTATTTGTTATCTTTCATATTATTATTATATTACTTTATTTAATATCAATTTTAATATTCATAAAAAATGTAATAAATCACATCTTTATTACTTTTATACATTTTATAAAAATTATAAATCTCAAATTAAAAATTCTTTAATATGTATAATATTTTTTAGTTTAATATTTTTATTTATAATTTGTTATTTAAAAAAAAAAGAAATAATTAAGAAAAAAAATTTGTTAATTATACCTTCTTTAATTACTATTTTAATTATATCTATAATAATTATTCATAATTTAATTGAATCAGATTCAAATGACGATATTAATGAAATTACAAAATTTTATGAAAATCATATTTACAAAAATAATGTTAATAATGTTAATTATATATATCAAATTATTAAAAAATATAATCATATTTTTAATAATTTTTCTAAAATAGATAATAGTAACTATTATATTTTTAGATTTTCTAAAATATATACTCTTACATCATCTATCGATGATACTTATCATCAAATTATTTTAGATTCAAATGATATTAATGAAATTAAAAATAAAATAATTGATAATCAAATAATATTTGATAATAAAGATTTTAAATATTTTGATTTAAAATCAATTAATAATACAAACAATTATATAACTATTGATAACATAAATTATATTCCGGCATATGATTATGGTTATTATTCTTATAAAATTCATAAAGATAATATTAATAACATTATAAATTTAATTAAAATTTATAATGATATAATTAATAATATATATAAAATTGATATTAATAATCACATTCATATAGAACATGAAGAATTATTTAAATATATTAATTATAATAAAAAAGATTCTGAACAAAATATATTTAATTATACTTTGATAATTCCCCCTATTCTCCCTATTGAATTATCATCACCGGAGTGGAACTCATTAAACATTGATGATTTTACACAAAATAACTATATTAGTTTTTATGACAAATATTTTAAATCTACACCAGATACAGATAATTTAAAATGGGAACAAATTACAGATGAATTAGATGAATATCAAGAATATACTAATACTCATAAAAAACAATCATTAATTAACCTTTTAACATCTAAAATTAATTCTAATTTTTCAATAGAGAATAAAGATAATGATAATATCATATTTGATATTATATTTAATGGTACATCTAATACTGATAAAAATATTGATAATACATTTTATGATAGAAACTTTTTAGAATTATTTTCTGGTAATAAAATTTCATTCTTTTATTTATCAGATTTAATACTTATTTCTATTATTATTATTATATTTTTATTACTTTATATTGATAGAGATAAATATTTACCTTTTTTAACTTCTTATAAATTTTTTATTATAATAATTTTAATAGTTATAATAAACAAAATATATAATTATTAAAATGGATCAACCAGCTAAAAATAAATTAGATACTATATTTGATACTGACTTTTATAATGGATTAGATTATGGTAATAAACTGTTGCAAATTTTAATTTTCTTTATTATTTATATATGGTTAATATATTATATCTATTCTTTAGTTTCATTTTATCAGTATTTTACATCATATTCACAATATACTGGTTATATTAAATCATGTGATAAAAATGAAATCGAAGAAATTAATAACCTTAAACCTATATTATTAAAACATAATACTACAGAAAAATATACATGTATTATTACTATTATTATATTTGTTATTTTAGTTCTTATTTATTCTTATATTCTTTTTGATAAAAAAGATGATTTAAATATTTCTAATAATATTATATATTTAGAGGAATATATTCATAATAGTAACTCATATTATTTAATAATAGTTATATACATAATATTTTTATTATTAAAAGCTTCATATGATAATGAGAATATTCTTAATAAAAATCATGATATGTCGTTTAATATTGTATTTAATTTCCTAATATGTTGTTTTTTACTTTCATTAAAATTAAAATTTAAATCTCATCTAATATTTATTTTAATAATTCTTTCAATTATTATTAATTTTATTTATAATTATATATCTTATAATGAAGATGCAGATACTAAAAATTTTACTAATAAAAAAAAAATTAATCTTGATATTATTATGAATTTAATATTATATTTTTTTGGTATTATTATTTCAATTTCTTTATTGCTTACCGATGATTCATTCAAATATTCTAATTTAATAAAAACATTTATACATTTATTTATTTTAATCTTTATTATTACATTTTTCTTCATTATAATACATTATTCAAAATTTAATAACACTTTATATAATTATGATGGATTTTTTGGTATTAAAACACACCATAAAAATGATGATATTAATGATAGAAATTTTATTGACGATTTTACAACTACATTTTATGTTTTGTTTATTGTTTCTACTATTGCAATACTACTAATAATTAAAAAAAAAAATAAAAGTAGTGAATTTGATTATATACTAAATATTTTAACTATGTTTTTAATATTTACTATTTTATTATTTATTACTGGAGGCTTATATAAAGGTTATAAACAATATATTGATTTTACTCAAGATTCTTATGATTATAAAAAAAAACTATATCAAAAAAATATAGATTTATATAATAATAAAATTGAGTATTTAGAATGGGAACAAATTACAAATCCAGATCAATTTGAAAAATATACTAATGTTGATAAAAAAGATTTATTAATTACCCTTTTAAAATCTAAGAGGGAAGAGGCGGTGGCGGCGGCAGCCAAAATTAATCCTGAATTAAAAAAAACCGAATGGGAAAAATTAAACATTAGGGATTTTAGAGATTATCACTATCTTATTGTTGATAGTAAATATTTTAAACCTGTAGGAATATCACCATATCCTTCTAAATGGGAACAAATTACAAAAACTGGATTAATTGAATCTAATAAATATACTAATACTGATTTAATTAAACTTACTGATTTAATTAAACTTTTAGAATCTAAAATTAATCCTGAATTAAAAAAAACCGAATGGGTAAAATTAAACATTACGGATTTTGACGATGATCACTATGTTAAAATTTTTGACATATATTTTAAACCTCAAACGATATTACCATTTCCTTCTAAATGGAAACAAATTACAGGTGCAAAGTACGTGGTGTCGTGGAAAGAATATATTAATGATGATTTAATTACCCTTTTAAAATCTAAAATTAATATTGATATTATATTATCAAAAGAGGAGTGGGTCACTTTAGATGAAGGTACGTGGGACTATTTAAAAATTACGGATTTTACACCAATTAACTATATTATTGTTAATGGCAAATATTTTAAACCTAAAAATACTTATTTTGATGATATAATTAAAAATTATAAACAAATTAATAATGATTTTGAAAACTTTAAAATTAAAGTTTTTTCTTTATACAAAGATATCACCGAAAATTATTTTATTTTAATTGGTAATTATGATACTTCTCATGAAAAAAAAATTGATTCATTTATAAGTGATTTAGATATTTTTTTAGAAACATCTAACGATCCGGTGGCTATAAAGCATAAAAAACTAAAATACAGTATTGATGTAGAAAATTATATTATTAATAATATTTCAACTAAATATTATCCTATAAGTTATACTCCATTAAAAGTTGATGAAGATGAAGATCAAGATACTAATAAACATCGTATTAAAAAATATGAAGAACAAATATATAATCAAATAACTAATTTATTTGCTTTTATTATTATTACTACTTTAATAATTTCTATAATTATGTATTCTTATTTAAAAGAATATTCATATTATTATAATATTTATAATTTATTCTTAATTTTAATTACTATTTCAATTATTATTATTATTATTATTGATATTTATCTAAAAAATATATTACATTAATTTAAATATAAATGACTAAATTTAAAAATAAAAATAAAAAAGGTGGTCAAGATTTAATTCAAAATCAAAGAAACAAAATTTCTAATATATTACAGGTTTCTGATAATAAAAATATAACAAAAATGTTTAATATACTAAATAAATTAAAATATACTGATCAAATTAAAGAGAAAAAAACTATTATTAATGATATTAAAACAACTATTCAAAAACTTACTATTGATAATACATCAAATGCTAAAATTGATTTATCAGATTTAGATTTAGATTTAGATTTTGATATATATAATATTAATACTATTAATAATATTACAGATTTTCAAACTTTAAACCAATTTATCACAACATTAAAAAATAATATTTATTTTTTACAGAATTTAAAATTTGATAATTCAAAATCTGTTAATATTATTAACATATATTTTAATAAGACTTATTTAGAAACTAAATTTAATGATAATGATGATGATATCAATATTGAAGACATATTATCAGATACAATAAAACAAAAATTTACAACAGAATTTTTAACTGATTTAAATGATTTAAAATCAAAATTAGAAACATTATTAGAAACATTAAAAAAAAAATCAGATACAGATACAACAAATTTAGATAATATACAAAACAAAATTTTTGATAAAATTAACAGTATATTTAACGAACAATCTTTATTATTAAAAATAAATAATATACAAAAAAAACCGAATATAACATTTGATTCAAAAATATCTCAAATAATAGATCATATTATTTTACATTATAATAATTCAGAAAAAATACAAGGAGGCGTAGCAAATAATGAAAATGAAAATGAAAGTGAACAAATAATTATTAAAATGAAAAAAATTACAGAAAATTATGAAATTAATCAAAATTTTTTTAATTTACTTAAACAAATTTTAAATAAAATATTAATTAATTTACATGGAATATCAATATCATTATCAGATACAAATAAAAAAAAATATATAAATAAAATAAACAAAATTATTTCTAATATAAAAGACGAATTAGAAGGATTAAAAAAATTTTTTAATAATGATGTCCACAAATTACCAGATTTAATTCTTATATTAAATCTGGTATATAATTTAAATACTAATAACATTGATTTATTAAAAAAAAAAATTAATAAAATTTTAGAACAAATTGAATATCTAACTGATGATTCTAATAATAAATTATCAGAAATTATTGATTTATATGACATATATGACAACAACACGAATACGCAACAAAATTTACACAATTTAGAAATAAAAATTGATGAATATAAAAACACAAATAATAATGCTACTCTATTACCTTTTAAAATAGAAACAAAAACAACAAAACAACAGGTACCACTTACAAATGATCAAATTAGATCTTTATATAATGGACAATTTGCTAATGCAAAAAAACTTGAAGATTATAATTATTTATCAAAAATTATTTATGCCAATAATATATTTAATGAAAAAGATACACAAGAAGGTACTATGAAAGAACAAATTTGTTATGTAGATCCAGCAAATGGTGAAGTTGAAAAAGGTAACAAAATAATGGATGGACCGGTTGGTGGATTATCTAAAAAAATATATGAAAAAATTAAATTTATAGATGAAGATGAAGAAGATAAAGATTTATTATCCATTTTTAATAAAAAACTAAAAGATATAGGTGGTACAGATGATGAATTTAATAAACAATATGCTACAGTATTAGCTAAAATAACTAACAAGTTTAATATAACGAAAAAATATAATGAAATTATATCCTATAACATTAAAAAAAGTGATAAAAAAGTTGGTATATTAAGTATTGCAGGACCTAACGGTAACTATATAAAAGAAAAAAAGGAGTTTAAGAACAAACTATATAATGTTTACATAAAAATTTTTAATAGTTTCGAAGAAAAAGAAAACGAATTTAAAGAATTTAGAATTCCTTTGATCTCTTCTGATATATTTAGTGGTGAACATGACGTTATATTATTTACAGCTAATATACTATATAAGCTGTTTATTGATTTATTTAAAAAAAATAAGAAAAATATGCTAGAAAAAATAAAAATATATTGTGCTGATGCAGAAAAAAAAGATAGAATTATAAAGTTAATTAATGCACTATACGAACTTAGTCACCCAGCACAAGCACAAACACCAGCACAAGCACAAGCACCAGCACCAACACCAGCTCTACAAGAATCAGACACAAATTTACTGGTACCAACAGCAGCTGCAGCGCTTCGTTCAGTATCAGAAGCACAAAAAGACTTAAAATCAGTAACAATAAATTTAGAAGAATTAGAAAAAAACATAAAAAAAAAAGAAGAAAAATTAGTTGATGTTAACTGGTTAGAAAATTACCCAAAAGCAAAAGTAGCAATGATAGAAAATAGAAAAAAAGAATTAGGACTATTAAAAGAAAATGCAGCAAAAGCAAAATTATTAAAAAAAAAAAAAGAAGAAAAAAAAAAAGAAGAAAAATTAAAAGAAATATATAAATATAGAGAAAATTTAAAAAAAAAATTAAAAGAGGTCCCCAACACACCAGCAGCACAACCAGCACCACCAGCAGCGCCGCCGGCAGCACCACCACCAGCAGCAGAAGTAGAAGCACCGGCAGCACCGGCAGCACAAAAAAAAAAAACTTTTGATTTAGTGAAAGAATTAGCTAACGAGGGATTAGAAAATATATTTAACGTAGCAGCAGCAGAAGTAGAAGCACCAGCAGCAGAAGTAGAAACAGCAGCAGAAGCAGCAGCAGCAGCAGCAGCCAATACTCCTCCAGGTGACTTTGAATTATATACAGTAGCTGAAGGTGGAGGTTTAGATCAAAATAAATTTGAAGATTTAAATAAGCTTAATTATGAAATTTTAGAAGATAATGAAACGGAAATTGAAGATGAAATTAAAAATTTAAAAAATAATAAATTTAATGATTTTGAACAAAAAAATAAAGAAAATTTACAACAAGGATATAAAGAACCTATTGATGATAAATATAAAGCATTTTTAAATGATGTTGGATATAATGAAGATATTAATAATATTAGTATTAATAAATTAAGAGAATATATATATAAAATACAAAATAATGAATTTTATTCAGATTCAAAAATTAATAATCAAGATATAATATTATTTATAATAATAACATATGTAATTAGATTTATAACTTTATATTTAATATTATGGTTAATTGATATTGATATTATCAAATCAATAGAAACAGGATTAGGATTTTATATTTTTATTTACTTAATAATATTTTTAATTATATTTTCTATTGTAAATATTTCAAAAACACCTACATCATTAAAATCAACATTTTATTACTTTTATAATGAATCAAATAATAATAATTCAAGATTTTTTGTTCATATAGGAATAATATTTATGATAGGTTTAATACCTTTTATTATTTCAATTAAAGACTTTGAGAATAAATATTCTGATATTTATTTGGGGCAAGATGAAAAACGTAAATTATATAAAGTTATAAATTTAATTAGTGCTTTAAGTTGGCTATTATTAAGTATTTTGGCTTTTTACTTATAAAAAATCTTTTAAATAATTTAAATAACTAAATGAGACATAAACATACTTTAGAAACAGATGAAAAGGTAAAAAATAGATGTATAAAAAAAAATCAAAAAACAGATGAATGTATTGATAAAAATACATTATCTGTAGCTTTAAAAAATTTACTTTTTGAATTTGAAACAAAAATAAAAGATAAGGAAACAAACCTTGATTATATAGAAGATAAATTCAATATCTTAAAGAATTTTGTTAAAAATGAAAAATTAGGTGGTGATCCAGGTAATCCAGATAATACTATATTAGATGATGAAAATACAATTAAAGAAATTATAGAACAATTTTTATATTTAACAAAAACTCCTGATTTTATTACTAAAATTAAAAATTTTTTAGAAAAAAATAATATATTTAAAACAGGTTCAGAAACAGGTTCAGAAACAGAAACAGAAACAGAAACAGAAACACAACAAAAAATAGAATTAGCAGAACAAGCAGTTAAATCAGCAAAAACAGAATTCGAATTAAAAGAAAAAGAGCTAGAAAATTTTGAAAAAGAAAAAGCAACAAATTCAGAATTCGGATTACAAGAAGAAAAAGAACAAAAATTAGAAAAACTAAAACTAAAACAAAATCAAGAAGAAATAGTAAAAAAAGCAGAACAAGAATTAGAAAAACTAAAAGAAGCAAAAAATAAAATAAAAAATAAAGCAGAAAAAGAAAAAAATCTAACAAATAAATCTTTTGAAATAAAATATATAGATAATGATATGTTTGTATCAGATTTAGATTCAGATTCAAATTTATATAAATTAAAAAAAGAATATTATTTTAATATTGATTATTATAAATCTCAAGCACAATTTGAAGAATTTAAAACACAATTAAATCAATTAAATGAACTTAAAAAAAATTATCAAGATTTAATATCAAAATTTGAATCTGCAATTAAAGAATTTAAAAATAAGAAAACAAATTTAGAAAAATTAATTAATACTTATTTTAAAAATTCATTATTAAAAAAAAGAGAAATATTAACTAAATTTGACGATTTTATAAAAAATATTACAAAAAATGTAAATAATATAAAAGATATTCCTCAAGAATTAATAAATTATCTTACAGTAAAAAAAATAAGTATTCAAACATCTTTAATTGAAAAATCATTTCCAGATTTTAAGAATCCAAATAAAATAGATTTTGAGAAATTAACTATAAGCTCTGAACATGATATTGATGCAAATAAACTAATAAATTTTCCACAAGATAATACAAAATCATTTAATATATTATCAATTATAGATGATAAGGATAAAACATTTAATTTAGAACCAAGAGACAGAAAAATAGTAGGGAATATGACAAAATTTACATATAAAATGACAAATAGTGAAAATAAAAAATATAATCATAAATTGATTATATCAATTATAAAAAATAATAATACAAAATATAGAATACAACAAATTGAAGCTGAAATAGATAGAAATATACAGCATGAGACAAGAGGTGGTGAAAATCAACAAACAGGTGATGAAGGTATAACTCAACAAGAACGAGTTAATAATGCAAAACCGAAAGGATCAACTGAAATAAAAGGTTTAAATGAAGTATTTTTAAATTTACAAAAAAAGAATGACTTTGTAATAAAACAAAAAATAAGAGATGGTGTTGATGTATCAGGTGTAAATTCAAAAGATATAGAAAAAGGAGATGTGGGTGATGATATTATTGAAACATTAGTATTAGATTATGAAAGAAAAAAGCAAAATGTAAAAACAATGGATGAAAAGGAAAGAATAGATAGAGAATTTTTAGAAAAGGTAAATGGATTAGGATTAAATTTAAATGAAATTTTTGAAGTAAATTTGATGGATAAATTTTATTTTATTTTGTATAGTTTAGTTTTACATATAATAACTTATTCAATAATAGAAAGTTTAATAATGAGTAGTAATCTTAATAGTTTAGTATCTATAATGGGTATTTATAGTTTTTTATATGTATTATTAATAATATTGTCATTAGGTATAATTCATATATATGGTTATAGAGGAAAAGTTTTTTTAAATTATTTAAATTTAGATCATAATTTTTATAACATAATTGGTCATTTTATAATAGTTGCTATATTTTTTGGTATAATTTTAATATTATCTCAATATATAAATACAGCAAATATTGAAAATGAAGATGAAAGAGTAAAAATGTTATATAGAATAGAAATTATAACAGGTGTAATGTTTGTATTTACTACAATGTTTATATTAATATTATAAAGTTTTCATATAATTTAATAATTTTTTTTTATCATTAAGAATTTCAATGTTATCAATAATTTTTAATTTTTCTGAAATATGAGGAATATTTGTATAAAAATCATTTGAAAGATTTAATATTTTTTCTGAATTATTAGAAGAAAACATAATAATATTTTCTAATATATTTAATATATTTTCTCCTTTATTTATTTGATTTAAAGATAAATGTCCAAGTGGAAATATATCATAATCATACATTTTTATGATAAAATATCAATAAAAGATTTCATTTTTTATTATTTAAGTTTTACATAATAATTTTATTGATAAAATTAAGTATCGATCATTTATTATTATTTTCTCATAAATATATGATCATAATTTTATTGATAAAATTAAGCATCGATCATTTATTATATTTTTCTGATAAATATAATCTTTAATATGATCATATTTTTATTGATAAATTATACTTTCGTGATCATTTGTAAATATTTTTGTAAGTTTAACAGAATAATTATGATCATATGAAATGTTATATTTATCAGAAAATAATTATTAAATGATCGATGCAAAATTTATCAATAATTAAAATAAAAAATGTTTGAATAGAGTTCATAAAAAAAGTTAAAAATAAAAATTAAAAATCAAAAATAAAATTAAAATTAGAAATTAGAAATTAAAAATAAAATTTAAAAATTAAAATTAAAAATCTAAAATTTAAAAATAAAATTTAAAAATTAAAATTAAAAATCTAAAATTTAAAAATCTAAATGTTTTTCTGATAAATATAACATTTAATATGATGATAATTTTATTGTTAAATTTTTGCATCGATCATTTGTAATGTTTTTCTGATAAATATAACATTTAATATGATGATAATTTTATTGTTAAATTTTTGCATCGATCATTTATTATATTTTTCTGATAAATATAACATTTAATATGATCATAATTTTATTGTTAAATTATACTTTTGTGATCATTTATAAATTATATTGTAAGTTTAACAGAATAATTATGATCATAATTTTATTGTTAAATTATTGCATCGATCATTTGTAATGTTTTTCTGATAAATATAACATTAAATATGATCATAATTTTATTGTTAAATTATACTTTTGTGATCATTTATAAATTTTATTGTAAGTTTAACAGAATAATTATGATCATATCATTTATAATTATTATCAGAAAATAAAAATAAATGATCGATGCAAAATTTTATCAATAATTAAAATAAAATATGTCTGAATAGAGTTCATAAAAAAAGTTAAAAATAAAAATTAAAAATCAAAAATAAAATTAAAATTTAAAAATTAAAAATAAATATTAAATTTTATTATTGATAAAAAATTATAATGTTTTGAATAAAATGAAAATATGTTGTGATAATAAGTATGCTTTAGAATCATTATTAATAGATTCATTAATAATATTTTCAGAAATATAAATATCATCATTAACATGAAAAAATAGATATATATTATCATTAGGTAATATAATTTTAATATCTTCATAATTATATAATAAATTTTTAAAATTAATTTTATAATGATTTTGATCAATTTTATTAATTTTATCAATAATAATATAATTTTGATAAAATTGTATTAATTGATTATTAAATTGAGTTAATGTAATATTAATAGAATTATTATTATTGTTATAAAATGGTATTAAATCATTAATAGTATTCCATATATTATTATTAAATTTATAAAAATGTGTAGTATAATTATTATTAATATTCAAAGAAATGATATTAGGTAAATAAATAAAAGAGTTATTAGTAATAATTTTATATGGAATAAGTTGTTGTATATTATTTTTAATTTTGATAGTAATATTAGATTTAGTAATAGGAATAAGTAAAGTTTTAAAAGAAAAATTATTATTATTAAATGATAAGTTATCAATAGATTGTATATTATTAACATGTGAAATGATATCATCAGAAACATTAAAATTATTTTCTCTATTAAGTTCTAAATCTGATACTAAATGTTCTAAAGATTGTGAATTATTATATAAATTGATAGAATGATTGAGAATAATTTTAGAATCTTCTTTAGTAAGAATTTTGTTATTTAAGTTAAGTGAATTGACGGAATTATTGATAAATTCGTTAGCATCATAATGGTTAATAGTATAATTAAACTTATCTTTAATAATATTAATAAATGGATTAATAAGTATATTATAATTCATAAATTTTGATATATAATAAATATAATATAATTAATAAAATAAACGAATGAGTTATTGTAGTCCAGAAGTAAAAGAAAAAGAATGTTTAAATAAGAGTGATTTGGATATAATAATAGAGATATATAATAAAATATTTAAGAATGATAAAATAGAAAAAACAAAAAATAAGTATAATGATATAAATAATAAATTAAAATCAAAATTGGGAAATAAGAATCATCATTTATGGATAGATTATTTACTGGAATATGTAAATATAGAGGATAAAGAAAAATTAAAAAAAATATCAGATAAGAAATTTATACCAAAAAAACCAATAGATTGGTATAAAAAACCAAATACATGGTTATCAAATTATGATATAAATAAAGTATTAAAACAATATGAAAAAACAAATAAATATAAATATAAATATATAGGTTGTTTTACAAAAGATTTTGCATTAAAAGATAATAAAGGAAAATGTATGTATTATGATAATAAATGTGATATAGATATAGATGAAGTAATAAGTAGTGGAAAAAAGTATATGGGTTTAATAACAAATTTAGATAGGTATGATCAATCAGGAAGTCATTGGACAAGTATATTTATAGTATTAGATCCAAATTTAGAATCATATGGAATATATTATTATGATAGTGTAGGATTATCAATACCAAAATTAATAATGATTTATATAGATAATGTAAGAAATCAATTAAAAAAAAAATATAATAATGAACCAAATTTATTTATAAATAAAAAGAGATTTCAAAAAGGATCAACTGAATGTGGAATGTTTGCAATAACTTTTCAAATAAAATGGTTAAATAATTTATTAAAAGATAAAAAAACAAAAATAAATAAAATTTTAGATGATGAAATGACGGATAAAGACATGTTAAAAAATAGAAATAAATATTTTAGTCCAGTATTATTAAAAAAATAAGAGTATATTGTTAATAAAAATATATAAAAAATAAATAAAAAAAAAAAGTTAAAAAAAAATAAAGATATAAAAATGATACTATATATATAATTATATTAATGAGTATATCAAATAAACTATTTAAGTGGTTAGAAAAGTATAAGAATATTAATGATAATAAAAAAAAAAGATCCCATACAAATATAAGTATTGGAGAACCAAAAATATCTTATAATATTCCAGATGATAAATATGATATATTTTTAAAAAAATATAGTGTAGCAATAGATCAAAATGCAAAGTTATATTTTGTAGAAAAACCACTTAATCCAAGTTTAATAAGAGTAGATTTAGATTTTCGTTTTAAAGCTATAGAGAAAGATGATATTGTTTCATTAGATAGAAATGATTATTTATCAGAAGACAATATATTTAATATAGTAAAAGAATATTTTAAAATTTTATATTCAATATTTGAATTAGAAAATAATAAAGTAACATGTGTAGTAATGTTAAAAGAAAATTTAGTAAAAGATAAAAATATAATAAAAGATGGAATTCATTTAATATTTGATATAGTAACATCAAATGATGTGCAATTATTTGTTAGAGAACAAATATTAGAAAAAGCAAATATAATTTTTAAAGGAATATATTCAATAAATAATTATAAAGATATAGTTGATAAAGCAATAATATCTTCAAATGGATGGCAAATGTTTGGTAGTAGAAAATATGGACAAGAACCATATCAAATAGTATATACAATGACTTATAATACAGAAGATGAAGATATTGAAGGATGTGAAAGTGATGATGAAAATATAAATGATGATGATGATGATGAAAAAGAATTATTAAAAACAACAAATTGGACAATAAAATTATCAATGAGACAAAAAAAAAAAGAAACAAAATTAAAAAAAAAATATATGAATATAATAGATGAATATAAAATAAAATTATCACCAAATAATGAAAAAAATAAAAAATATATAGATAATTTATATTTAATAGAAATAAGAAATAATTTAAATAATAGAGTAGATGAAGAAAAATTAGATTTAGTAAAAAAAATAGTATATGAATGTTTGAATTCAGATAGAATGGATGATTATGGTAATTGGATTCAATTAGGATTTATTTTAAGAAATATAGATGAAAGATTATTAGATTTATGGGATGATTTTTCAAAAAATAGTGATAAATATAAAGTAAATACATGTCAAAAAAAATGGAATACAATGAAAGATGATAGATTAGGATTAGGTACATTAATATATTGGGCAAAAATTGATAATCCTGAAAAATATGAAGAATTATTAAATAAATCTTTAATAAAATATGCTGATAAATCAATAGAAAATCCAACACATTATGATGTTGCAAATTTAGTATATAAAAAATATGGAGATGAATTAAAATTAGTAAAAGGAAATAATTGGTATATTTATGATAGAAATTTACATAAATATACAACAATGATAGATGGATTAGATTTATCTGCAAGATTAAGTACAGATATTCATGAAATATTATTATCAAGATCAAAAGAATGGGCAGATAAAGCAATGAAATATGATTTAGATGCTCCAGAAAGAGCATCATTAACAACTAAATGTGATAAAGCTCAATCATTAATGAAAAATTGTAGAATGACAAGTTTTAAAGATAATGTAATAAAAGAATGTAAACATTTCTTTTTACATAAATATTTTGATGATGAATTAAATGAAATACCATATTTAATTGGATTTAAAAATGGAGTATATGATATAAAAAAAGGTATTGAATATAAAGATGATATTACAGATATGGGATTTAGAGAAGGTAGTCCTGAAGATTATTTAAGTTTTTGTTGTAATCAAATTTATAGAAAATATGATAAAAATGATCCAGTTGCAATAGAAATTAATAATTTTTTAAAACAAGTTATACCAAATGATAAAATTAGAAAATATCTAATTATACAATTAGCATTAGCATTAGATGGATCTTTTAGACAAGAAAAATTTTTTATATTAGCCGGAAAACAAGGTAGTGGTAGTAATGGAAAAAGCACATTAATAAATTTAATTGAAAAATCTTTTGGTGATTATTTTACTCCATTAAATGTTTCATATATTACACAAAAAAGAGCTACTTCTAATAGTGCAAATCCTGAAATTATTAAAACAAAAGGAACCAGATTTGTTTGTATGTCAGAACCTAATGATGGGGATAAATTAAATGTTGGAAAACTTAAAGAAATGACTGGAGGAGATTCATTATCATGTAGAGGTTTATATAAAGATCAAGTAGAATTTAAACCACAATTTACTGTCTTTCTTACTTGTAATTATGTTCCTGAAGTTACATCCAATGATGAAGGCACTTGGCGAAGAATTAAATTAATTGAATTTGTTTCTAAATTTTCAGAAACTCCAGATTATTCTAAACCAAATGAATATTTAGCTGATAGACATTTACCTGAAAAAATTAGTTCTTCAGAATGGACATCTACATTTATTTCTATGTTAATTCATATTAGAATCAATATACCTAATATTAATAATATTGAAGAACCTAAAGAAATTACAGAAGCTACTAAAAAATATGCAAGAGAACAAGATTTAGTTGCACAATTTATTAATGATAGAATTATTAGAGATTTTAATATTAAAGAATTTTTATCAATACAAACCATTTATGGAGAATATAAATTATGGTTTAAATCTAATACTGCTAATAATAAAGCACCACTTTCCAGATCTAATTTTGAAACACAATTATCAAGAAATGATTTCTTTGAAGAAAAAAATAAAGTTAATAAAAAAACAGGGAATTGTTGGAGATATTTAAAAATTGTTATTGAAGAAGATAATAATGATGAAGATATAGAAATTATATAAAAAAAATGAATTATATATTATAAATATACTAATAAAATGGATAATATTAATACTATTTTTTATAACTTAAAAGATTTATTAATTGATAGAAATGATGATATTACTAACTTTTTAACTCAAATTAATACTACTACATATAAAGATTTTTTATCAACTGATTTAAATAAATTAACTTTTTATACTAATAATACTTGTATTATATTTTTATTAAATAATGAAGTCAAAAAATTATTAATTAGTGATATCAAAATCAAAAATGATAGCACAAAAATTGATGATTCTGAAAAAAAACCTAATCTTATTTATACTAAATATAAAGAATTTATTGAAAATCATAATAATATTGTTAATTATATCATTATTTTTAATAATTTAACATCCAGTGATAAAAAAATTATTAATTCATTTGATAAAGCTATTCAACATCTTAAAGGTGGATTATCTATTTTTTTAGATAATGATTTATATTTTAATCCTACTAAACATCATTTAGTTGATAAACATCGTAAATTAAATCAAACTGAAATTATTGATATTATGACTAAATATAATGTCACTATTAAAACTAAATTTCCCGCTATATTAAAAACTGATCCTATATCCAGATGGTTAGGACTTAAATCTGGAGATATTGTAGAAATTGATAGATATAATCCAAATTGTGGATTATATAAATATTATCGAACATGTATTTAAAACTTTAAATTATTAATTATATTATGACTATTGAACTAATCGAATCTTTAATTAAAGATAATACAGAATTTAATAAATTGTTCTCTAATTTTACTACTTCACATAATATTATTTATATACTTAAATTAGAAAATAATAAATATTATGTTGGTAAAACTAAAAATATTTTAATTAGATATAAACAACATACTTATGGTAATGGTTCATTTTGGACTAAAAAATATAAACCAATCAATATTGATAAATTAATTTATGATTGTGATGATTTTGATGAAGATAAATATGTTAAAATTTATATGTCTATTTATGGTATTGATAATGTTAGAGGAGGCACTTATATTCAAGAAAAACTTTCTAAAAATACTCAAAAATTTATTATTAGTGAAATTAGAATGGCTGAAAATAAATGCCTTTTATGTGGATCTACTTATCATTTTGCAAAAACATGTATATATAAACATAATTTTTTTATTCGATTCTTTTTATATATTATTAATTTTATTAATATTAATAAATATAAAAGTAATAACTATGCCAACAACAAAAAAAATACTAAATTTCGACGAAATAAAATTTAATTATTTTGATACAGATATAAACAATATACAAAAACCTATTATTTTTAAATGGATTTCAACAAGTGGTGATCCATTTGTTGATGATTTATTAAGTATTAATAAAGATCATACAGATGTTAACAATTATTTTATAAATATACCTAATGATGGTAGTGTAAAAAGTAAAATTATTGATAAATTTTATGATTATAAAACTGGAGAATATATTGAAGCAACAACTACTTCAGGAGTTGAATTACATGATTCAGATGGTTCAAGTCAATATACATTAACAGGTGATGTCTTAGGTACTAAAGAACAAAAAATAGCGGAATTAGAAGGTGCTGGACAAGAATATACCAATAGATATACTGAAAAAAATACAGATACTGAATTTATTTTAAAAAAATTAGTTTTTAAAGATGATTTAGGTAGTTTAGAAAATATTACTGAATCAAATAATATTGATTTTTATCATTGTGATAAAATTAATGAATATATATATATTAATGATGCGTCTACGCGTGCAAATAATGAATTATTTAATAAAATTAATAATATTTGTTATTTATATCAAATATACAAAAAATATTATGATTCAATAAATAATCAAGATTATTCTTTTACATTAAATGGAGGAACTATAAATTTATATAATTATTTTAAAAAAACAAACGAAAATATCTTAATACAAACACAATCAAATTATGATGCCAAATTTAAAGATAAACTAAAAGTAGATAGTGATTATATATTATTAAATTGTCATATTGATTTTTTAAATGATTTAATTGAAACAAAAAAAGATGATCCAGAAAATTTGAAAAAAAGAATTTTTTTATATTATAATATTATCAAGATATTATTTCAAGTTTATATTACTGATTTATTTTATAAATTTAATGTTTTTATTAGATTAAAATTAAATACTTACACTTATAATACAGTAAAAAATATTTATAATGAATTAGAAACTACAAAAATATTCGATTCTGATAGTAAAGCTGAAAATGACATAAAAACTGAAATTATAGATCATATAAATAATCATTTTAATACTAATTTTGTTCAAAAATGTAAAAATAATTTATTAATTGAAAATAAAGAAAAAAATCTATTTATATATGGAATTAAATCATTAGATATTGAACCAATTTTTACAAAAAAATCAAGTTGTATTTTTGAAACAAGCAATAATGATATTTTGAAATATGTAGAAAATAATACTATAGATAAAGATAAATTTGTAATTATAGACATTGATACTAAAAATATTCATAACTTAAAAAGTAATATTACAATTACAAATGGTAATAAATATCAAATTGATTTAACTGGCCATTCAGATATATGTAACTTAAATAGTATTAAAGTAATATCAAAGAATAGTTATGCTGAAAAGTTAAAATATGATAATTTAAATTTAGAATTAACAGATTTAAATAAAAAATATTTTGAAAAATCAGATGTTTTAGATGATACACAATCAAAAAATTTATCATTAAATGATAATTATAAATATATAAATTTATTTTATTATTTAACTTTTATTATTATTATATTTATTGTTGGATCATTATTAAATCAAAGTGATATTAATAAAATAATATTATATTTAATTATAACGATAATTATATATTCTTTATTTAATGTATATACAGAAACAAGAGAATATTTTGATAGTAACGGAGATATTGCAGATGGAATTAATACAGAAATAATTTTATATGTTAATAGTTTATTTTTAATTGCAGATTCAAAAATAGAATTATTTTATTTATATAAAAAATTATCAGAAAATACAGAAAAAGAATTAAGTTTAAAAATATTACAGGATAAATATATTGATCATAATATTATAAATGAAGAAGAAAATATTAATAGTTCTTGGATAAATTATTATAGAAAAATAATGTTTATTCATACATTATTTTTGATGGTATTAGTAATTATAATATTTCATTTATTAAATTCAATATTTAGTGGTGTTACATATATATTATTATTAATTTCTATTATTGCATTTATGGTTATATTATTTTTATATTTTTCAAAAATAAATAGTATAGTTAGAACAAATTCTAAACATAAATATTGGAGTAATATGAAAATATAATATAATATAACTAATAAAAATAATGAGTATAACATTAGATAACTTAATATATAAATTTGATAATTTTAAAGATAATGTAAAAGAAATTATTAAAAATAAAACAACAAATGTAGAAACAACTGTACATGATTTTGATAATTTTATTCAAGGAGGTATAACAGCAGATAATTATTTATCTCATATTTTTACTAATAAAGATAATAATTTTATAACAGATTTAGGATATTATGATGATTCCGGATATCAACCAATAAATGATGTAAAAAAACTATGTCAAAATACACAAAATAAAAAATTAGATACTGTATTATCATCACCTATATTTGATTTAGATAATCACGATGGTACTACATTAATTCTTAATTATACTGATTTAACAAATATTAGATATGATAAAGATAATAATTTATTATATTTAAAAGAATCAGAAACAAAATATTATGATTTAAGCAAAAATGTATCATCATCACCTAAAATATATAAAAAACATATTTGTTTATATTTATTATTAAAATATTATTATATTAATAAATTAAAAGATGAAGATGAAATTGATATAACAAAATATAATTACAAATCAATTTTTCCTGATCCAGATACTGAAATTAATGATTATCTTATTTTATTTAAAAATGAATTAAAATACACTCCAACTGGAGGAGTATTAACAACCGAAAATTTAAAAAATAGAAATGATTATATAGTAATATTATATCATTATTATAATGTATTTATAACTTTAATTAATTATAAAATAATTTATGAATTTATAATTACAAATTGTAATATTCATCATACAATAAATAGTGCGGGTGATTTTGAAGATGAATATATTAATTATTGTGATTGGGAAAATTTAATAATTAAAGAAGCTAATAAATGTGAAAATGTTGATACTCCAGCTTCAGTTCCATCATCTAATAACTGTAAAGTTAATTTTGCATTATATAATGCAGATATTATTGAGAATGCAGATTTAGCAACTAATTTAGGAACTGATTTAGTATTAGGATCACCTTACATTGATACAGTTTTAATAGATAATTTTAAAACATTTTATTCGAATACACTCACATCCGGTTTAGTGAGTGATGATGCTGATGCTAAAAAAGCATTATCAGCTATATATAATGGTGTATTAGAAGCTGATAATGGCGATTATAAATTAAAAAGTAGTAAAAATCAATTATATTTACAAGACGTTGGTAGTAGTCCTCTTACATTTTCAATAAAATCTGAATTTATTGATGAAAATAATAAATGTAAAGATTTTGATACATTATATATTGAAACAAATGATCATCAACATGATAATTTTTATAGTTCTTTAAAAAGAGGTTTATCGAGAAAATTACATGAAGATTTTCAAGAAAATTTAAATGAAATGAATTTAACAAAAAATATAGTAAATTTAAAGGATAAAGAAAGCAATGATTATAATAGTATAAAAGAAACAATAAAGAATAAAGAAGATAAAATTAAAAAAACAGATAAAGATATAAAAGAAAATAATAAATTATTAAACAGTTTTAATAATAAAGATAAAAGATTAATATATACATATTATATAACAATAATAATATGTTTTATAATATTATTAAGTTTAATTAAAATTAATGATAACAATATGATATTATCAATAATAATATTTTTATTAATAATTTATTATATATTAATTTCTTATTTAAATAATGTAAATACAAAAGAAAATTTTGATAGTAATCATGCAAATTGGGAAGAACATATTAATAGTAAAAAAAAAGAAACAACATTATATGATGAATTAAAAGAAATAAGAGTAAATAATTTATCATTAATAAATAATATTATAGACGTAACAGAATTTAAAATAAGACATGAAACATCGTTAAATGAAATAATTGATTATACAAAATATATTAAAGATAAAGATAATAGATATAAAAATACATTATTATTATCATTAAATAATTTATATAATTTAAATGATAATTTAAATAGTAAAGGTTATGATTTAAAAATAAAAGAGATAAATATAAATTTTATGATATTATTATTATTATTAATAATATTAATATTATTTTTAATAAATTTAACAAAATTAAATAATATAATAATGGGTTTTGGAATAGTTATATTTATAGTGATAATAGGAATATATTTTTATAAAATAGCAAATATTAAAGAAGGAGATTATAGAAAAAAATATTGGTTTAGTGTTTAAATATTTTTTGAATTTTTCCATAAATCAGATTTATTAACATTATATTTATCAATATGTTTACAATATCCTCTCCATTTAAATCCAGGACAAGTGCATATAGTATCAATATGTTTATTATTATTTTTAAGAAAAATATAATAAATATAATAATGAATATCAGTATAAGTTTCACTTTTAATAATTATTTTTTTAATATCAATTGGTGATGAATTAGTTTGTGAATGAGTTTTAGAAGTCTTCCATAAGTCAGAATTAATAGGATCATATGTTTCAATATGTTTGCATTTATCATTTTTAATATAATCTTGACAAGAACAAATAATATTTCTTGGATTTAAAGAATCATCATTCCATGTAAAATATAGAATATTATGATTTAATTTAAGATTTTCTTTATTTTTAATAGTAATTTCGTTAATAGTAATATCAGACATATTTAATATAAAATTAAATAAAATTTCATTTTTTTTTTTATATATATTTTTTATAAATATATAATGACCTATTCAAACGAAAATTTAAAATTAGATTTAAAAGGTTATATAAAAAAATTTAAAATAAATCAAAATAATATATTTAGTAATAAAATTAAAGAAAATATTCAAAATTTATTAGCTAAATATGAAAAAGATACTATATTTACAACATTAACAGATATAAAAGAAAAAGATAATGATGTGGATACTGTTGAAAATGATCCAGCAGAATATATATTAAAAACATTTACAGAAACATATGAATATGGAAAATTATGGAAAAATATAGGAAAATTAGACCCAGACCCAACACAGAGTACAACAAATAAAATAGATATAACCGTTACAGCTGTAACTAATGCTATAAAAAAAAAAATAGTAAATAGAGAATCTCTAACTGAAAGTGAACATTTAATACTTAAAAATTTAAGTTCTTATACTGATAGTGTCGGAAACAAATTAATTAAGGCAATTAATTATATTGAAATAAATTTAGATGATAATGGTGAATATTCAACAAGTGTAACTGAAACTTTAACTAAACATTATTTTGTTCCAGATGATAAAATTAAATTTGGAAAAAAGTGGGAATTATATGATGGTATTCCAGAACCAAATATTCAAATAAAATACGATAATGAAGAATTAGGTAAAAAATTATATGATAAAATAATGGCAAATAAAGTTGAAAATAGTAATAGTGATATTGATAAAATTTATAGAGTTGAAATAGAAGATAAAGATATACCAGAAAATTTAAAAATATATAATTATATAGAATATATATTTGATAATAAAAAATATTATTTTATACCATTAAATAATGATATACTAAATAATTTATTATTAGATATAAGATTTAATAAAAATTATGTAAATAATTTTAATGTAATGGATTCAAATGATATTTTATCTGTAACACATGAATTTACAAACATAATAAATAAATTAAATAATAAAAAAGAAAGAATTAATTTAAGTGATTTAGATTTAAGTGATTTAGTAGTAAGTGGTAATGATTATAAAAATTCAAATTGTACAAGTCACGAATTAGTAAAAATGAGATATACAGCATTAATGTTATATATTAAAAAATTATTTAATTATAATAATGATTATGACATAAATAATATATTTGATTTAACAAATATTGATACACATTTAAAAGCTAAAGATATAATAAAACGAATATATATAAATAATTATGATGTTAATGGTGTATGCAAAACTGCAGTAAGTGGTAAAAATTCAAAAACATTTAAAATAGATAATACTGCATCAAATATAAATAATAGTATAAAAGATAGAATAGGTGATACTGTTGACAATAATAATAGGACTATTACTATTTTCAAAAATGATAAGATTATATTTGATACACAAATTAAGTTTCCATTATTAAGTCAAACTCAAATTCCAACAGAAAATGAAATAGTAATAAGAACAGAAACAAAATATATATATGAATTTACTAGAATTGCCACTGATTATAAAACAGACTCAATAGGTAGTGAATTAACAATTCATGTTAAAGATAATGTATTAGATAATTTAAATGAATTAGCAATATATTTTTATTTAAAAGAAACTTTATTAAAATTGCATAATAATATATATTTAGAATTAAATAAGTTTATAGAAAATAATGGAAATTTGATACATTTTAGTAAAGATATAAAAGAGGTAATAGAAGTATTAAATTTTATAAAAATATTAATATTTTTAACAATAATACATATATTAAAAAATGATAGAATACAAAAAGATTTAGATTCAATTTTATCAGATGAATTAGATAAAATTTATTTAAATGTAATGAATAGTCATTCAATATCTGATAGTAAAATAGATGATAGTATATCAAAAATAAATGATATAGATGATAAAAAAGAAAAAACAAATGAAAATATAAAAAGTTTAAAAAAGAATGAAGAAAGAATAAAAAATTTAAAAAATAAGCAATATTATGAAATAGGAATAGTGGTATTATTGATAGTAATAATAATGGTATTATTATTAAATTTTAATTTAGATAATAGTAAAAAAGTAAATATAAAATATTTATTATGTTTGAGTATAATATTATTAATAATAGTATATAATTTTGATAAAAATTATATAGAAAATTTTGCAACTAAAGCTGAGCAATTTACTTTTATTGAAAAATATATAAAAAATATAAATTTAACAAATGTTATAGGTATAAATGAGAAAGTGATAAAGGATGATTTCGATCAAGTAGTAAAAAGTGATTTAATAGGTATAAATAGTGATTTCTTAAAAATAAAGGGAAATGAGATAAGTATAAATGAAAATTATAATAAATTAAATAGGGAAAAAAGGGTAACAAAGTATAGTATATATTTAGTAATATATTTATTAATAGTAATATTATTATTGAATGTATTGTTAGTAGAATTAAATTTAGATAAAAAAATATTGTATATATTAGGAATAATATTATTAATAATGGGAATATGTTTGTATATATATATGGTAACAAGTATAAGAGAGAGGGATAGTTTTAAGTATTATTTTCCTATATAAAAATGATAAAGATAAAGTAAAATAAAAAAGAATGTATAAAGAGAATGAATATAGGGATAGGGTATATAAAAAGTTTAATGAATATTTAGGTAAAAAAATAAGTGAAAAGATAATAATGAATATAGAGATAGGAATATATAATAATAGTTTAAAATATGGAAAAGAGAATGGAATACCATTAACATGGAATTGTAGTCATTTCGTGAATATATATTTGAATAAAAGTATAAGTATATATAGTAATTTGAAGTATTATAATAAAAATTTGTTAGATAAGTTAGAAAGTGGTGAATTAAAGGGTGAAAAGTTGGGTTTTATGAATCGTGAAGAGTTATGTCCATTAAAGTGGGAAGATTTGATAAGTAATTATAATGAGAAGTTAAAGAATGCATATGAGATAAAGATAGCATCGATGAGTGATCATATAATATGTAGAAAATGTAAAAGTAATAAGATAGCATATAATGAATTTCAAAGTAGAAAGGCGGATGAGGGATCAAGTACAGCCTATACATGTTTAAGTTGTAACTATAAGTGGAAAAAAAATTAAAAAAAAAATGATATAAGCAAAAAGAGATATATATTATAAAAGAAAGTATGTCAAATAAAATTTTTAAAGGTTATACAGATGAATTAGATGCAAATAAAATAAATATAGCAGATATGAAAGAATTAGAAACAAAATCAAAATTAGCATATGTCTCATATGGTGAGACAAATACGGCATTAATAATTCAGACTCCATTATTATTTGTTCCATATGCATTTGGTGGAATGTTTAATGGAAAATTAATTCATGCATTATCTTTATCATTTGGTGATTATAAAACAAATGATAAATTAAAAAAATTTTATAATAATATGTCAGATATTGATAATATGATAAAAAGTCATGCTATAAAAAATTATAAATCGTGGTTTCCAAAATTGGAAGGTAAATCTGAAGATTATATTAAGGATGCAATTAATACAAATTATCAACCAATAATAAAATTTAGTATTGATAAGGTGACAAAAAAACCAAGTGAAAAGTATCCTCCAGTTTTTAAGGTAAAGATTCAATATGATGAAGAGTTAAGTAAATATGTAAAGATAGATTTAACAGATTTGAATGATCCAGGTTTAACATATGATTTTAATGATATGAAAGAAAAGATGCATCGTTCAAATATGAAAGTGTTATTTCGTATAACAAGTATTTGGTTGGTGCCAGCAACAGGAATGTTTGGTGTAACGGCAAAGGCTTCAATGTTAAAGGTAGGATTTCCAAATGATGTAAAGGATGTATGGAGGTCAGATAGTGAGGATGATAATGAAATAAAGGATAAGATAGAGGAGATGTCAATAATGAAAGATGTAGAAGAAGAAATTTTAGAAGCAAAGATGAAAGATTTAAAAAAGACGGTAAAAGATAGTGAAGATGAAGATGAAGATGAAGAAGAAGATGACAATAAAAAAGATAGTGAAGAAGATGAATTTTCTTCAAGTGTAGTAGTAGAAGAAAAATCATCAGAAGAAGATGAAGAAGATGATGAAGATGAAGAAATAAAACCAAAATCTAAATCAAAGAAAAGTGAAAATGATGATGAGATAAAGTCAAAAAAGAAGCCAATAAAGAAAAAATCAAAGTAAAATAATAATAAGAATAGAGAATATAAAACTTAAAATAATTTTACCAAAAATATTGATATTATTGTTATCATCAATGATAGTATTAATTTTATCAAAACCAAATAAAATTTGAAATATATTTATAAAAAGTGTATGAAAAATATTTAAATTAAAGATAAAAAAGAGTATAAAAGAGATAATAATTAGTTTGAATCTATCTTTATCATTCATTTATTTTTATAATTGTATAAAAAATTATAACCAATCGGGAGAACCATTATAGAAATTGATAGAATTTTCTGATAAAGATTTATAAAATATGAAAGCATGTGTAGATGCATCATTTGTATCATTAAGCATTTCAAGTACCATTTCACAAAATTTATATACATAATGAGGATATTCATCATCAAAATCTTCACAACATAAATAGTCATAATTATTGACATAATCATGATAAGTGTTTAATATATTGATAATAGTTTCATAATCTAAATCAAAATACCATCTAATATCTGTATAATAACCAAATTTATCTAATTTAAGGCAAATATCTGTATATGCATTAACAACAGATAACCATTTATAATCATCATCATCAATATAAATATCTTTAATATATATATAATGATATAATCTATCAATATCATGTTTATTAATAGTATTCATAGTATAAGGATTATATTCATCATTAGTTTTAATATGATATAAAAGGTTTAATGTATCAAAACAATAAATAATATTATTATCAATAATTTGAAAAGGTAATTGTATATTATTAATTTGTTCAAAATTAAAGATATCAAAATCATTATATGGTTTTCCTAAATTAAGACCAGATATATTATTGATGTATTTTTTCCATAATAATTGTAATTTAATAATTTTATTATTGGTAGATTTAAGAAAAAAAACGGTAGAATACCATTTAAGTTTATTAATTAAATTAATAATCAATTTTTTTTTTGAACATTTTTTTAAAGATAAAGAATTTAATTTATAACCAAAATTTGTACAAATTTGATATAATTTATTTTTATTATTAAAAAATATATTAATAAAAATTTTATAAATATGATTTTGATCATAATTATATTTATATAAATATGTATATAATGAAATAATATCAATAGTTTGAATAGGTTTATTATGAATAACTTGTGTATTAATAAGATAATAAAAATCTGGATTTTTAATATGTAAATGTTTAATACAAAAATTATTAGAAATATCTGTAATATTATGATGACATCTTTCACCATTATTATTAAAATCTCTATATATACATTTTTTAATAATTTCAGACATATGTTTTACTCATTAATAATTTAAATAATTAAATCTTTATAATTAAAAATATATTATAATTTATAAATTATAATAATAATATAGCTTGATAGTGATTTTTATTAATTCTATATAAATAAATATAATTTTGTTTAAAATCATAATCAATAGGTGGTAATAGACCATCAAAAATAGTTTGAGGTGAAATTTTAAATTTAATATTACAAATATCTAAATAACTTGTTAATAAATCAATATCATATTGACATGCATATGTAGCCGAATTATCAACTTTAGCGATATATTCAGATATAATTTCTCTAAATTTTTTAACATTTGAAGGTTTATTATTTTTTAAATTTTTATAATCAAACCAATTTTCAGTAATATATAATTTATATAAATCATCATCAAGTTCTGATAAAAAATTAAAAGTAGATAATGATATACCATTATCTTGACCATTTAATGTTTTTTTAGATAAAAAATCTTTTCTTATCCAATAAACAAATTCATCTTCAGTAATTTTTTTTTTAGTTCTCCATCCAGATCTTTTATTAAAACAATCAATAAAATTAAAAATATTATCAGTATGTTTTAAAACAGTATAAATAGCTCTATAAAAACAATTACCATCAGAACCAACATCTTGAACAATATATTTATTATTATATTTTTTATCAAGTAATAATTTATTTTGTTTTAATTGATCTTTATTAATAATAGGATCTTTAACTTTAATTTTTTTATCTTTATCAGAAGATTCATGAGAAGATTCATCAGAAGATTGAGAAGAAGATTCATCAGAAGATTTATCAGAAGATTCATCAGAAGATTGAGAAGAAGATTGAGAAGAAGATTGAGAAGAAGATTGAGAAGAAGATTGAGAAGAAGATTGAGAAGAAGATTGTTTATTTAATAATTGTTTATTATGATCAAATAATTGAAAGTCAATAGGTATAAGTTGATTAGAATTAATATATGAATAATAATCATAATATTTATTTTTATATTTAATAAATTTGTAATTATCAATTTTTCTAATAACAACAGTTCCTTTAATTTTTTTATTTTGTTTGATATTATTATTAATAATATTAAAAGTTTCATCATAATAATTAGGTGTATATGCTAATTGATTTTTATCAATATTAATAGGCCATTTATAACAATTAGAATAATTATTATTTTTAGATAATATGTTACAATCAAAAGCGCTTTGTTTCATAATATCTAATAATTTATCAATTTTAATTTGTTTTTGTTCAGCTTTATGTAAAATTTCTTGATCAGTAGTCATAAGTTTATATTTATATTGAAAAGTTTTGTTTTTTTTAATTTGTAAAGGTGTAGCTTGCATAAGATATATATATGAATTAACAGTTTGTTCATCAATAGGTAAATCAATATGACTTCTATTTCTGACAGCTCTTCCAATAACTTGTTTAATAATGGAAGTATTCCAATGTGGTTCAATAATTAAAACATTTCTAACAGCTTTAAGACTAATACCTTCAGATCCACTTTCAGTAATAATAAGAATTTTGATATTTTCTCCTCTTAAATTGTTATTAGAGTTATTAAAAAAGTTGATTTGTTCATTAGCTTTATCTTTATCTAAATCAAAAATCATATATCTTTTAAATGTATTTATATTATCATTAATTAATTTATTATTTTTATTAAGAGTAGCTTCTTCATAGCCTTTTTTATTTAAAAAGTCAGTAAATAAACCAACACCTTCAAGTTCTCTAAATTGTGTATATACAAGAATTTTCCCAGGTAAATTATTAATATCTTCAATAATTCTAATAAATTTTGGACTAATATCATTAAGTTGTTGATGTGTAAAATCGGTAGATTTAAATTTAGATTTGATATCAGAAATATGTTTAATATAATCTTTATTATTGTTGATATCTTCTCCATTTAATTTTTTAATTAATCTTAAATCTTTAGGAAATTCTCTATTAATATTTTGTGGAAAAGCTAAATTACATGTTAATCTACTAAATGCTTTAAAAACGCCTTGATTATCATCAGATATTTTATTTTGTTTTCTCATATTATCTTCAATTTTATCTTCTTCTTCTCTCATTTTCATAAATCGATTAAATTGTAAATCAGACATATCTAAATAAATTTTTTGCATAGGAAATTGTGTAGGATAATCAGATTTATTTTTATCATAATCAACAAAACTAATAAGTCCCATAATTCTTCTTTTAATTAAATCATGATTATGAAAAATATTATTATCATATGAAAGTAATTTATCAATATCTTTTTTAATAGTAGGAAATGTATAAAAAGTTTTAATTTTAAAATCATTATTATCAAAAATATTATTAAGAATATCTGAAGTATTATGAGACCATTTTTGTTTAATTATAAAATTATCATTATTATTATTTCTAACAAAACCATAAGGTAATAATGAAATACTGGATGATTTATTATTAATATTATAAGTATCAATATATTTTAAATAAGTATCATTAATATTATTAAGTTTTTTATTAATATTATATGTAATAATAGGACCTCTTAATAAATTTAAAAGATATATAATTTCTTCAACTTTATTAACAATAGGTGTACCAGATAATAATAAAAATTTAGAATTATTAGAATTTAATAAATAATTATATAAAGTAATAGAAATTTGACTTTCATTATTAATTCTTCTAATAAATTTATGTGCTTCATCAATAATAACTAAACTATTATCAAAATAGTTTTTATATATATCAATATCCGGTGGTTTAAAAGTATCAACAAAATACATAATATTATCTTTATGAATGATATCATCAATAATTAAATTAATTTCTTTTTTATGAGTATCATTAGATATTTTATTATAAAAAGTATATTCAATAAAATCTGTTTTATTATAAGAAGGAACCCATGTATATTTATTTTTAAATTTTTTAAAATTAAAACCATATTTATTTTTAATAGAAAATTTAGTATCAATATTAATTTTAAACCATTTTTGTTGTAATAACCATTTTTTTAATTTTGATGTATTAATATTACCTTTAAATTTAATAATATTTTTATCATTTAAACCATTATAATGAATAAAATTAATTCTATTTAATATAATAGATTTAATAGTAAAATTAACATTTTCTTTATCATCTTTAGAAAGATCTCTATATTTAATATTAATTAATTTAGTTTTATTAAATTTATCTTTATTATGAAAATTAGGTATCCAACATATATTTTTAATTTTAATAGTATATTCTGAAAAAAAAGTTTTAATTTCATTTAAATTAGAAGTGCATTCAATTTTAGTCCATAATGTATTATAATTAGAATATTTTTTAAAATAACTTCTAATAAATAATTCTTTAATAAAATTATTTCTTAAAGAAGCTGGTAATAAAACAAAAATTTTTTTATTTTTTAATAAATATTGATTTAATATTCCGATAGAAGTCATAGTTTTACCAGTTCCTAATTCATGATATAATAATAAACCTCTATAAGGTGTATATATATTCATATATTTATTAATTAACATCTGATGCATATAAATTTGTTGTTTAAATTTTTTATTATATTCATCAGTATAATTATTAATTTTATCAGGATGATACATATTTTGAATATAATCAATATATCCAATTTTATTAGGTAATATATATTTATCAACCATATGTAATTTATATATTTAAAATATAATTATAAAGTAGTATTTTTAAAAGTTAATGATTTTTTAGATTTAAAATCAGTATTACTTAAATTATTATTAAAATTATAATATCCAATAACTGGTTGATGATCAGAATAACCATTATCTTCAATAATAGGATATTTTTTTCCACTAAAATTATAAGTATTATTAGAATTTAATTTATTATTAAAAGGACCTATAGAATTATCAGTATGAACAGTTAATTTATTATTAAAATTAGTTCCAATAATGTCAGATTTATAAATATTTTGTTTTCTTTTTTTAAAATCAATAATACAACAAGTAGGATAACCATCATCTTTAAATGTAATATCAATATTATAATCTAATTTAATATTAACAGATTGTGGTTGATAATTATCTAATTTAATATTATTTAAACCAATAAGATTAGTATAAAATTCATTAGAATCTAATAAAATTAAAATATTATCATTATTTTCATATTTTAAATATTTAATAATAGCATTAAATATTGATTTAGTTTTATCAATAGTATTATTACCTTGATCAGGATAACCAATTTTAAAATTATCCATATGTTCTAAATGACCTCCAATTAAAATAATTTTTTCTTTTGTTTTTTTATGAATAATTTTTAAACCCAATATACCTCTATGTCTTAAATCTTCCCATATTAAAGGTTTTAATTTATGTAAATCAATACCTTTAATTATTTTATTTTTATCAATTATAAATTTAGTTTTTTTTATAAAAATATAAGTAGCATATCTTAAATCATTTTCAGGTGAATCATATTGAATATAATATATTTTTTCTAATTTATCTTTAGGAAATTCATCAAACCAATCAACTTCTTGCAAAACTAAAATATCATATTTTTTAGCTAAAATGTAATTAATAATATTAAGTTTGGAATCAATATTTTTTTTATATTTTTTATGTAATTCTTTAATTAAAATATTATATGTTAATAATTTAATTTTATTAGTCATTTTAATTAAAAAATGATATTTTAATTATATAAAATAAAATGGATGATATTTTGAATAATTTTCGAAATTTAAAAATAGATAATAAAAATATATGTATATTATGTCATAATTATTATGATAAATCATTATTTTATAATAATAATGATGTTTTATGTTATAATTGTAATAAAAAATATGAAGAATATATATATGATGATTATGAAGATATTAGTAATAATGATGGTTCAATAATATTTTAATGTATATAAATAAATGGTAACACCAACTGATATTAAATTATATAATAAAATTAAAATATATATATATATAAAATATCCAATTCATTCAGCATATAGAAGCGGATTATTAGTAAAAAAATATAAAGAAGAATATGAAAAAAAATATAATAATAAAAATTATTATATAGGTAAAAAACCAGATAAAAATGGTTTAAATGCTTGGTTTAAACAAAAATGGAGAAATAGTAATAATAATATAGGATATGAAGGTAAAAATAATGAAATATATAGACCTACAAAAAAATATGGAAAAACTCCTATATTAATGAATGAACTTTCAAAAGAACAAAAACAAAAAGCAAAAAAAATAAAAGCATCAGGTAAAAGAATAAAAAATTTTAATAAATTATAATAAAAAATCAACAATTTTAGTAGCTTTATTAGTTCCAATACCAGGTAATGCTTCTAAATATTCAATAGGATTATCCCAATCATTTAATGTTAAAATAAATTCTTTCATTGAAAGATGATTTTCTGCAATAATTTTAGCAATTTTAATATTAATATTAGGTATTTGAGATAATTGTAAAATAAAACAAGTTTTTTTATCTATATTTTCAATTTTTTTAGTTTTAGTTTTAATACAATCAATAAAATCCAAATTAGATTTTTTAAATCTATCTGGAATATCACATAATTTATTATAAATTTTAATAATAATATTTATAGTTTCATCTATACCAGAAGAAAAAATAATAGGAATTTTATCTCTTATCATTGTATTTATATATGCACTTGATAATTTATTATCAGTTGATAATACACTATCATTTTCTACAATATATAAAATATCATCATAATTATCCATCATTCTTTTTTTTTGTTCTTTATATCTACCATCTTTAATACTTGATAACATATCAGTAATTGTTTTTCTTTCAATAACAATATTAGTATATTTATTAATAATATGAATATCAGCTATATCTAATTGTTGAATATTAATATTAATATCAGAATATTTTTCATTAAATAATTTAATTAATTTAGTTTCTCTTGTATCAATTTTTAATAAAAGATCCATTTTAACTATATAAATATTTAATATATATATAATAATAATTATTATTTATATGGTTAAACTTATAAATTTAGGAAATACCTGTGCAATAAATTCATTAATTCAAAGTATATTAAATTGTGATATTAATATTATTGATTTAAAAAAACCAAATAAAAATTCATTTACATATGAATTTTTTGAATTTTTATTATTTTTAAAAAATAATAATAATGAAACAATTAAACCTTATAAATTTATAAATATTTTATTTAATACATTTAAAAATTTTAATAAAGGAGAACAAATTGATGCACAAGAATTATGGACTTATATTTCAAATAAAATTTTTGAAGAAACAAGTTATAATATTGATTTTAATGATAATATTATTAATAATTTACACAAACAAGCCTATATTCAAATAAATTTACATAATAATAATAAAAATTCAGAATGGAATAAATATTTTCAAGGTGTATTAATATATATTAATATTTGTAATGATTGTAAAACAAGAACTTTTAATTTTGAACCATTTTATAGTATTAATATAAATTGTGGTAAAACAATAATTGATATGTTAATTGATTATTTTAAAACTAAAGAAAAAGAAAAAATTACATTTAAATGTAATAAATGTAATATAAATAAAGAACATGATAGATTTATTAAATTTTATAGTTTAAGTAAATATTTAGTAATTAGTATCAATAGATATAATAATTATGGACAAAAAATAAATTCAGGAATTAAAATTAATAAATCTATAAATTTAAGTAGTAATATTTTAATTAATAACAAAAAAAATATAATTTTAGATTTAAAATCATCAATATGTCATTATGGAAATTTAAATAGTGGACATTATAATAATATTAATATTAATGATAATATTATTAATGATGATGAAACTAATATTAATATCAATAATATTAACGAATTATTAGAAAATAATCAAGATTCTTATATATTATTTTATAGTATAAAATTTAAATAATTATTTTTCTTTATTTAATATTAAATCCATCTTTTTATCTAATTCTTTTATTGATTCAATTATTAAACCAACCATTTTACCATAATATAAACTCATTATATTATTTTCATCTTTATCTACAGCTTCAGGTAACACTTTATATACATCTTGAGCTATTAAACCAGTATCTAATATATTATTTAAATCCTTTCTTTTAAATGTATAACCTGTTAATGTTTTAAGTTTTTCTAATGAATTTTTTATTGGTTTTAAATCAGTTTTTAAAGAAATATCTGATATTGATTTAACTCCCTGATTTGCTTTTATTTTTCCTGTAAATGTTGATGTTCCATCAACATATAATGCATCATCATTATCAGTATATTTTAATTTATAATCAGAAGAACCTAATTCTTTAATTTGTTTTGAACATTTTATATTACCATGAACTTTTAATGTATAATTATCATCATGTATATTTCTTATATCATCATCTATATTATAATCTCTTATTTCTACCAAATTAATATTATTTTTACTTGAAAATTTTATATTACCATATGTATTTAATACTATATTTTCAATATATTGAGTATAATAATTTTCTTTATTAGGTACAGATAAACCATTGAGTTTTGGAAATTGTCGTACATAAGTTATTCCAAAATTTTTATAATGTTTATTATAAAAATTTTTATCCCAATCATTAATTACAGATGATCTGGTTAAATAATCAGTAGGTTTTCCTATAGTTGTTAATGATTTATCATTATCTATATAAACATTTAAATATCCATTATCACCTATAGTAAAATATTTATCATTATTTGGTGATGAAGATAATTTAAAAAATAAATTATTATCATATTTAAATTCTAATTTTTTATAACTATTTGTAGTATTATATTCAATTTTATAATCATTTAAATTTAAAGGTGTATTATGTAATTTCATACCATTAAATTTTGAAATATAAATATCTTCACTAATAGAATCTTGATCTTGATCTGCAATAATTAATTTATTTTGAATTAATGTTCGATTATCATTATATTTAAAAAATTTAGATTCTAAATTTGATATATTAACAGTATTAATTTTATTCTGACTACTTTTTGTAATATATTCTATTCCTTCACTATTTATTTTAATTACATCTTCTATAAATAATTCTTTTAATACAAAAGTATTACCATTAATATTACCAACATTAGTAATATTACAATTATTTAAATCAATATCAGATTTAATACTATTTAATGAAATTGCATCGAATGTAGAATGTTTATCTACTATCAAATTATTTTTAAAATGAGTTTTTTCAAAATTTATATCAATAATATTAAAATCATTATAATCACATTTTAAAAAACAAGGTGGTGGTAATATTCGTTCAGTAGTATCAATATAATAAATGTTTGTATTATTAACATTTTCATCAAAATATATATGTAAATTAAATTTAACATGAAACATTGTAGTTTTTTTTATATTACCTTCTAATAATTTATATGTATAATTTTCAAAATCACTATTAAAATTATTAAAATTATTAAAATTATTAATTATATATTCTTTGAGTTGATTATGATCAGAAATATCAGTATCATTATGAATAAAAAATATAAATATATCAAATTTGATAATTGGTTCATCGAGAATTGAATTATCCTCATTATAAAAATTTGTTATAGATATACCAGTTTGATCAAGTTGTAATATTTCTAATTTATATTCATTATAATCAATTTTATTTTCAATTAATATTTCTAAATTTGAATAATATTCAGTTTCTAAATATCTTAAAGGTAAATATACCAAATCATTGTTATCTTTTTTATAACTATCTGAAAAATCTATATTAGAAGGTTGAATTGATATTTTAATTTCTTGACTATTAGTTGTTGTTTCATGATTAGATGTAAAACCTATATTTTTAATTAAATCAATTTCATTCCAAGTTTTTGTAAATTTATTATTATTTTCATTATACTCCATACTTAAATTAAGAATAGGAAAATGATTATTTAATAATTGATAATCAGAATTATTATCATTACGATGTAGATGACATATACTATTATTTTCATTAATTTTAAAATTATAATTACTATATGAAGTAATATCATAAATAATATTTTTATTTTTACCTATAGTAATATGACTATCATTATTAATATTTAAATTAGATGTTTGTAATATATTATTATTTTTATTTATTAATAATACATTTTCAATATTTATTGAATTACTATTTATTTCAAAAATAATATTATCATTATTTGTAAATTTTATTGAAGAATTATTTATTAAATTTAATCCATTATTTTGAATAATACAACCATTATTAAAAGTTGATTGTCCACCAAAAGATGTTTCTGTTAAATTTAAACCTCGAATAGTAATATTAGAAGTATTTGGTATTATATTATCAACATGTATAGTATTATTAAAATAAGTATCATTATAAAAAATATTACTATTATTATTAATAATTAATTTGTTACTTAAATTAATATTATCAGATGTTGTTAAATTAGAAGTTCTCAATTGATTCGAAACTTCAATATTTGTAAAATTACCTAAACCAGTAATTTTTAAATTTTCTAATGATAATTCAGTATTTAAATATAATTCAGAATTATTAACACTAAATAAATCTTGTTTAGTCAATAAATTTTTAATATAAAATTGATGATTATCACCATTAATAAGGTTTGTTCCAATCATTAAATTGCCAAATTGAATTTCAGTTCTATTATTATTTTGTAAAGTATTTAATCTAATTAAAGGACCAGAATATGGTAAAGTATTATTTAAAAATAAAGAACTACTAAAATCAACATCAGAAAATGATTTTCCTTGAATAGTAGATTGAATTGGATTATTTCCAAATATAAGTGACATTTATATATTTAGTATTTTTATTATATTTAAATAAAGAATTTATTAATTTTTATGTATTATCACGTAAAGTTTGGTTTCATTTTAGTTGAATCGATTCCCCATTCTAATAAATTTTGTTGAATAACAGGACTAATATTAATATTATTATATTTTAATTTATTAATAGTATTTTGAAATCTGATTCTAAATCTACCACTTTGTTTAGAAGCAAAATTGATCCATCTTTTAACTTGTTTTTTATCATCAGATGTTCTTCTTCCTTTATAAAAATAACAATACCATTGAATCCATCCTCTTGGTGCATTAGATTCATCAATCCAACCTTTATCTAACCAATCATAATAACTGGAACCAGCTTTAACTTTAAATTTATTGATTTCTTTATTATATGTTTGTGATATTAGTTTATTTTTATTAATATTTTTTAAAAATTTAAATTTATTAATATCATTTGAAGTATATGTTTTATTTGTGATATGTGATGTAATATTTCTAAAATAAGTTCCACCTAATATACCATATTGAAACATTTGTTTTGGTGTTAAATCAGGTTTAAAATCAGGATAATCTTTAAAATTCATTTTATATAAATATTTTAATATATATTTATATAAAAATGTTTAAATTAATATTAGGAATTTTATTTGGTATTTCTTCATCTATTTTTACATCATATATACCAATTATATATTCGAAATTAATTAATGATTTATTATTAAATAATTATTTAGAAATAGATAAATTATTATTTTCATATATTTTTTATAAATTATTAAGTATTATTTTTGCAAGTTTAAGAGGTGGTTTTTTTAGTATATATATATATGATATATCAACAAATAAAAAAAATATACTTTTAAATAAATTACAAAAATATAATTTAAATTTTTTTGATAGTTATAATAATGTTGATTTAAATAATATTTTTAGTAAAGATATTGAAAAATTAAGTGAATTATATATATTAAATGGAAATGTATTTATAAGAACATTAACTCAATTAATTATAACATTTTATCTTTTATTTAATTTATCAAAATATATGTTATTTTTATTAATAATATTATCTTTAATTCAAATTTTATTAATAAATTTATATCAAAAAAAAGTATATGATAAATCAATTAAAAATAAAAATGAAAAACAAGATGAACAAAATAAATTAATAAATGATTATATATTAAAAGTTGATTCTTATAGAACTCAAAATTTAGAAGAAAAATTATTAAATAGATTTAATATATTACAAAATGAAATAACAATATTAAAAAAAAAAGAATCAATTTATTATTCTTTAAATATTTTTTTAACAAATATATTTAATTCATTAATAATAATTATAATAATTTTATATGGTATTAAATATAATATTAAAAATAATATTATACATTCATTTATAATTTATATTGATAATATAATTGAAATATTACAATCTTATAAATATATAATAAATAATATTTATAATAATTATAATATAATTGAAAAAATAAATAATTTTTCAAATTATAAAAATAATAATAATAATAATATTGTTCCTATAAATTATTTATCTAATTTTAAACCAGATATAATATTCAAAAATGTATATTTTAAATATAAAGATAAATATATATTTAATAATTTAAATTTAAATATACCTTTTAATCAAAAATTAGGAATATTTGGTAAATCTGGTATTGGAAAAAGTACTTTTTTAAAATTATTATTAAATTTTTATAATATTGAAAATGGTGATATATATTTAAATAAAATATTATTATCAACAATTGCTAATAATTTTTATTATAATGATATAATTAGTTATGTTAGTCAAGAACCTACATTATTAATAAATAATTATAAATTAAATAAAGAAAATTTAAATCAAATTGAATTTACTAAAGATATTATAAATTTTGATAAATTGAGTGGTGGTCAAAAACAAAGATTAATAATAAATCAAACATTATTAAAAAAAACACCAATATTAATAATGGATGAACCAACTTCATCATTAGATATTAATAATGAAAATATATTTTGTAATATTATTGAAGAAGAAATGAAAAAAAGAGAATTTACATTTATATTAATTAGTCATAATTATAATTTATTAAATAAATTATGTAATAAAATTATAAATTTTGATAATATAATATAAAATGGATTAAAAACCAAATAATATTATGAAAATAAATGTAAATTAGAGAATAAAAATGATTATCATTTGATATATATTTTATCAAAAAAGGTTAATTTATAGTATTATATTATAAATAATAAAAAAGATGTTAAAATAACAGAATAGACTATAAATAATTTTAGAATCTATAAATAATTTTAGAATTTATAAATAATTTTCTTAATTTTAATTTTTAATTTTGTATTTTTTTCTGAACTATCCACATAACTATAATAATAATAATATTGTTAATTTATACCTATAAATATTTTCGATCATATGGTTATTGATAAATTATATACTCGTGATCATATGAAAATTGTTTTTGATAAATATAGCTTTACGTGTGATCATATTTTTATTGATAAATATATACTTGTGATCATATTTTTATTGATAAATTATATACTCGTGATCATATTTTATTTTTATTGATAAATATAGCTTTTAATATGATCATAATTATATTGATAAATATATACTCGTGATCATATTTTAATTGATAAATTGTATAGACGTGATCATATATTTTCTGATAAATAGCATTATTATTTTGAGTTCGCGATTAACATAATTTTTTAATTAAAAACGATAAAAAAAATAAAAATTTTGTTGAATCATCTAATTTTGAAATTGAAAAATCAGAAAAAGAACAATTATTAAAAAATATTATAAAATTAATAAATATTTTATAATTTTAAAAATTATTCATTTTTAATATTATAATTTTTTTTTTTATAAAAATTTAATCTTTTATTAAATCTATTTTTAAATATTGAAAAATCGTCAACAATATCAATAATTAAAGGAATATGTATTCTATTTTCTGGTTTTTCTCTTAATATTCTACCAATACTTTGTTCAATATCACTAATAGGGCTTGCAAATAAAAGCATATTTAAAGAAGGAATATCTAAACCTTCTTGTGCTAATTGAAAAGTGCCTAAAATAATATCTTTAGTAGCAGATTCATCTAATTTATTTTGTTTCATACCTCCAACATAATAACCAATACTATAAATATTATCTTTTAATAATTCATATAATTCTTTTAATAATTCTTTTCTTTCAGATAAAATAATTAATTTTCTATTTTTTTCCATATTTTCAAAAATAACTTTGGATATAAATTCAATTCTTGGTTTAAAATTACAAATTTGACTTAACATACCAACAGCATTAATTTTATTATTAAATTTATTAGTTAATGTTTGAGAATATTCTAAACTATTATCATTAAATTTTAATGTTTTAACTAAAACATTATTATCATCAGTTTTAAATGTAGGTTTAATAACACATTTACCAATAAACCATTCAAATACTTTTCTTAATCCATCTTTTCTATTTAAAGTAGCTGATAATCCTAAAGTATAAGGAGAACATGTTTTAACTAATGCTTGACTAAATACTTCAGCACTTGTATGATGACATTCATCAATAATTACTAATCCAAAATCTTGAAAAATTTTATTAGGATAATCTTTCATTGCAATAGATTGTAAAGATGCAACAACAAAATCTTTATCTTCAATATCAATAATATTTTGTTTAATTTTGCCAATTTTAGAATTGGGTGAAAACATTTTAATTCTTTCTGCAAATTGAACATTTAGAAAATCTTTATGTGAAATAAATAAAGTTTTTAATTTTAATAAACAAGCAATATAAATAGCAATAACAGATTTTCCACCTCCACAACCAATAGATATAATTCCCCCCATTTTTAAAGGATCATTAATTGTTTCCATAAATGCATTAATTTGAATTAATTGATTTTCTCGAATTTCTCCAGAAAAAGTCATATTTTCTCTTTTTTCACCAGTTCCTATAATATTTCTTTTAGGTATACCAAATTTTTGTAATCCATAATATTTAGGTAAATATAATTTATTTTCATTTTCTAAATATAAACTATATATTTTAGGTTCTAAAAAATCAAACATACGATTTTCTACACATACTGTTAATTCTTTTTTAATTTCTGAAATTTCATTTTCTTTAAACATTGATTTTTTAATTGAATAACCATTTCTTGATAATGATGTCATATATATATATTAATTAATATATATCATTTTTTTATATATAATAATTTATCTATATTGAATATAAGGTATATTTTGTATTGGTATCATTTGTATTGGATTCATTTGTATTATTGGTGGTAAATTATTAAATTGTATAGATTCATTATTTGATTTATTTTTATTTAATATATTTTCAATAATTTGATCTAAATTATTAAATTCAATTAAATTAATATCATCAATATCTTGAATATTATGTCTTTTATATTCATAACTACAACAATTACATAAAAAACTTAAACAATTATTAAAACTTACAAAACAATGTTTATAAGATTTTTTTTTTTTACATATTAAATTATTATATTCTGTTTGTGTTTCTTTTTCTCTATATATTTCTGTTTTAATTGAAATTTTTTTTTTATCTATATTTAATAGATTTAATATTTTACATTTTTCTTTATAAAGTTTAAATTGTTTATTTGCCATATCAGAAGGTTGATCATCACATTCTGAAACTAATATATCAAATTCATTAAATATACTATTAATTAATTTTTCAAAAACTGTTCCAGATTCTGATGAATCTATTGTTTTAATTTTAATTTCATATAAAAATGATTCAATTCTTAAACCTAATTTTTCAAAATTTTTGGCATAATTTTTAGTAATTTCAGTTCTTTCTGTAAATTTAAAATATTTTTGTAATCCAGATATAATAGCAACAAAAATACTTAAAATTGCTATAAAAATTTTAATATCTTGATTTGTATGTAAATTATTATTATCATTATCAACTTCAACAGTTTGCATTGTAGCAACTATACTTAAAATACTTGTAAAAATAATTAAAGGAAATGCAATAAAATTACTACATATAGAAAGATAACTTGAATATTCTCTATATAAACATGTATTTACATCACATTTAATAGCAGTATAAATTAATTTATGTATTACAGTTGTTTTTTCTTTTCTTAATAAATTTAATGAATAATTTGACATTAACATGTTTAATTTTATTTTTAATTAATATTTAATATTACAATTACCAGTTATAAAATTTACAAAAAAATAGTATATAAGATATATAGGTCCTAAAAAGAAAGCAATTATTGTAAATATAAATCTTGAAATTTGTCCAGATTGATTATTACATGAATATGATAAATATGCAGCATATAAAGATATTATTATAAAAATAAATTCAAATAGTAAATACATTTTATTTATTTAAATATAAAAATTAATGAGTCATTTAAAAAAAATAAGTATTTCAAATGAATTATTTAATGGATTTAATGAAATACTTAATATATATGAATTTTCAAGTTTTAAAGAATTAATTGAATATATAAAAAATAAATTAATATCACATCTAACAATATTAAATTTAAATAATTTAATTGAAAAAGCTAAATTATTAAATTTACATTGTCATGATTATATTTTTTATTCAGAATTATTAGATGATACAAATGTTAATATAATATATTTATGTGATCATAATTGTTATTCTTAATAAATTTATTACAATTATTTTTTTTATTAAATGATAATAAAATGGCTAATGATAATATTATATATTTTATAAGACTTATTTCTTTAATTATATTAATATTAGTTATAATTTATAATATATTTGATAATAGATTAAAAGATAAAAATATACAAATATTATTAGCAATAATTATTATGTTTATATTTTTATTTATTGATCCATTATCCGGTTTTTTTATTGCTTGTTCTATATTTGTTATATATTATAAATTATATAGTAATAATAATTTTTCACTTATTAATGGTAGATTAATTAAAAAAAATAATAATAATGAAAATATATTATATAATAATTATATAAGTAATGAACATTTAATAAAAGCTCAAAATAATATAATATCAGATCCTGATAATGAATTAAATGGATTTGATAATTTATTAGATAAAAAAGAAGTATTAGGAGCACAAGGTTTATCAGAAATAATGAATGGTTATAATGAAAATTACATAGGCGCCGAATTAGATGAATTATAAAAATAACTTTTTATACCAAAATATATCATTAAAATAAATGCAAAAAATGCTGAAAGCATATCCACACCCAAATTTACACTAAATTGTGTATTATCATACATTTGTTTTTTCATTAATGTATAACTTAAACTTATACATGCATATATTAAAAATATCATACCTATAAAACTTATAAAACTATCTTCAGATTTTGAATAAGTATAATAACCTATACTACCTAATATTATACATAATATACAAATTACTATAAAATATATTATATTTAAAACATCTTTATTACTATTCATTTATTTTTCTGTAACATATAAAAACTAATTATAATTAATATATATTTTACATAAAGTTCATTATTTATTAAATATTCATTTGATGTAGTCTCTAATATATTAGTAATTATAGATGAATTTAATATTAAAATTACAATTATAAACATTATAATTGATAATAATAAAATATTATAATCTATATAATTTTCATCTTTTTTATATATTATTTGTGGTGGAGATGATATATATTGAGGTATTTGTTTAATTTCTGATATATTTTGATTTATTTTTTGAGGTTCTGAAATATTTTTTGACATATTATTTAATAATTCTTTTACTAAAGGATCTTGTAAATCATCTACTTTTTCAGTTTTTTCAATATTAATATCTAAATTATCTATTGATGTTGTCATAATTATAAATTTAATATTAATATTATTTTTAAATATAAATAACAAACACATAAATTATTTATAATTTAATTCATTACCTTTACATTTTATAGGAATAACATTATTTTCATAACAATTATTATTTATATTATATTTCTTTTTATTTTCTTTACGTAAATCAGGTGAAATATATATAATACAATCTTCACATATTGGTTTAAATAACATTGCTATACCAAAACCTAATATTATACTTATTAATAAATTTCCTTGTTTTGTAAATAATAATTTATCAATTATTGTTTCATTAGACATTATTTAAATTTTAATATATATAAATAAAAATATGAATTATAAAATTTTATTAATTGCTGTTATTATTTTATTTATGTTATTATTAGGTTTTGTTATATATCTATTAATTACTGCTACTGATAAACAAATTAATCTTGAAATATCAACTAATAATGATAATAACAAAAATGATAATACTAATGAAGATCCTATTTATCCTATGAGTAATACTGATTTTCAACAATTAGGAACATTATCATCTATGGATGATACTAATACTATTTTACCACTTTTTGGTAAAAAACTATTTAAAGATAGATGGACTTATTATACTACTACTGATGGAGAACAAAATCTTAGAATCGAAATTATTCATAGCGAACGAAATTGTATGAAAGACCAAATTGGATGTGATATGATATACAATGATGATGTTGTTACTATACCTTCATATAATAACAAACAATTTAAAGTATTTCTTTACAACTATTCAACTCCTTTTTAAGCATATCTATTTCATTATATAAATCTTTAAAACCTTCAATAAATAATCCCGCTAAATTACCATACATTACTCTTAATTTACCATCACATTTCTTTAAAACCGCTTCTGGTAACACTTTTTCTACATCTTGAGCTATTAATCCCGTAAATCTCTTTTCTAAAAATGTATCATTTCTATTAAAAGTATAACCCGTTAAACTATTTATTTTATCTTTTACATCAATTATTTTTTCTAAATCATATTTATAAGATAAATCTGAATCAGTATATATATCTGTTGTCGCATAAATTTGACCTGCAACTGTTAAACTATTTTCATTAATAATTGTATTTATATTAGCATTATCAGTATTACTAAAAAATTCATGATCATCTGGTCCTACAAATAATTTTCTTATATGTATTAAATTTTCAGATGAAATATTATATTGATTATCAATATTACTATAACTATTATTATAATTTTTTAAATTATGAGTAATATCTGATGTTAAATTACTATCCCCCAAATAAATATGTCCAGCTGTAAAAAAATCAGCACTACTTAAAGAACTCCATTTAGTTTCTATAATTTTATTAGCATTTTGATATATTTTTAAATATTTATCAGTTCCATTATCATATTGTGGTAATTTTAGTGTATAAGTGCTTGTTAAATTATTATCAATACCTAAATTAATCGATTTATTATTTTCATAAATTTTTAAACTTGATTTAACAATTAAACCTTCTTTATCAGTTATACTTTCAAGTTCATCACTTGACATATTTATACCAATAAAACCATTACTACTATTATCATTTGTTATATTAATTATTGGAGTTTCATTATTATCTAAATATATTTTACTAAAATTATAATTACTTCTAATCTCTAAACTATTTTTTAATATACATGTTTTTTCACTATATAAATTTTCTAATTCTAATTTAAAAATATCTTTTTCACCTATATTTGAATCTATATTTTTTTTAAATTTTATATCAACATCATTATTAAATTCTAATTTTTTATCAATAGTTAAATTATCTATATTTAATGGTTTAAATATTTTTAAACTATCACAATTAAAATTTGTTTTAAATTTAAATTTTAAATCTTTTAATATTATACAATTATTATATTCAGAAATATCATTAAAATTTCTACCATCTTCATTATATAAATCAATATAAATTTCATAAAATTCAATTTTTACTTTTTTACATTTTTTATTTATTTTAAATAATTGTTTTTTATATGGATCTAAAATATTACATGTTCCTATTGAAATATCATCAATATGTAACTTAAATGAACATAATTTATTTAATCTTTTTATATGATTTTCTCTTGAATCATCAATATTAATTTGTTGTCCTAATTCAGAACCAGTTTCATAAAAATCATTTTCAAAATTAGTTTTTAAATTTGAATAATCTCTTAAATCATCAAGTATTTCAAAACTAATATCTATTAATTCTTCTTCATATGATCTTTTATATTCAAAATAATCAACTTTTCCATCATCTGTAACTTGATATTTATAAAAAAATCTTGATTCATCTTTATCAAAAGTTATTTGTCGATTATCTAAATTACTATAATATAAATTAATATCATAAGCT